TCCCAAAACGGCCCTCCCCTAATCTGACCCGGCACTGCCAAAATCCGGTTATAATCACCCCCACATGAAAAAACGACCAATCAGAATCGACGGAGACACCGCTTACGTGCCCCTAAAAAACGGCCAAGAAGCCACCATCGACGGCAAGCATGCAGCCAAGGTTGGGCAGCACAATTGGTGTCTGGACGGCAAAGGTTACGTCGTCACGGCTGCACCTCTTGGTAACGGTAAGTACAGGACACTACTGCTACACAGACTTGTCATGGGCGAGCCAGACGCAGAGGTAGGACACAAGGACCACAACCACACGGACAACCGAGAGTCCAACCTGCACGTAACGACGACCGCAAAAGCGGCCCAGAACGCGAAGCTGTCACGCGCAAATAAATCAGGCCGAAAAGGGGTCTCTTGGCACCGCACCGCCCAAAAGTGGCAAGCCAAAATCATGTTTTTCGGTAAAAACACGCACTTAGGATACTTCACCGACCTAGAAGCTGCAGCACAAGCGTACAAAGAAGCCGTACTCAAACACCAACAAGAACCCCAACATGCGTAAGACCCTTGCCCAACTCGTCACACCCGAACAGCTAGACGCGCTGTACCATCGAACCTTGACCGTGCGCCAGCTCGCCAAGGACCTTGGTTACTCGGAATCATGGGTAGGCAAGAGCTTGCCCGCCCGCGCACCCAGACGTGACCCCAAACTCCTACGCAAAACGCGCATCGAGTTCCAAAATCAAATCGTGGCACAGTATTTGTCACAGGGGATTTCAGCGAAGCAGGCCGCAGCCATGTCCTTCACCAGCCCCAGAACCTTCTTCCGACGTTTGAAAGATTACAAAAATGGCCAGTCTTGACGAAATCTACGCGCAAAAGAAGGCCGCACCTCCCCCACCAGAGGCCAAAGACGGCCCACTTGACCTACATGCTGAGCTTCTGCTCCAGTACCAAAAGGCCAAGGACATGCTGCAGGATGCCGAAATTTCAGACGAGCCCTTGAATTACAGGGTACAAGCCTTGAACGCTATCGGGTCAGTCATCTCCCAACTTGTGAAGTTGCAGAGTGATTTACACACGTTGGAAAACATACAAAAAATTGAGAGTGCCTTGATTGATACCTTAAAAGCAATGCCAGAAGTGCGAGAAACCTTCTTAGAGCACTACAAAGGGGTGCTAAAAGTATGATTTTAGACCACTTTCAGCGCTTGTCCGACGGGGCGAGGGATGTATATCACCTAAACAATTTGTCCGAGTGGATTGAAAAGTATATCTACTTGGAGGGCAAACTCATGTCGATGAGCGGTAAGTATTCGTTCCAAGCTGATATTGTAAACAATACAAGTAGAGTGACAAATACAGTTAAATGCGCTCAAATCGGCTTGACAACCTCAACACAGGCTTACTTCTTGGCTGCTTTAGCTACTCAACCTAAGTTTAACTGTATTTATGCCTTGCCAACAGCGTCTGATGCAGCAAAACTAACGACAACCAAGGTAAATCCCCTGATTTATGGCAGCCCAAGGCTTAAATCTACGCTTAATAAAGAGGTCGATTCTGTAGAATTAAAACAATTTGGGGACAATTTTTTGTTCACGCGGGGTTCTAAGTCTGAAACAGCCGCCTTGTCCATTAGCGCGGATTGCCTGGTTATAGATGAGTTAGACAGATGTGACGAGAACGTCGTTAAACAGTTCCGGTCCCGCCTACAGGCGAGCCAACTTGGCATTATTAAGCAATTCTCGACGCCCACTATCCGGGGTATCGGTATCTCCCGCGAGGCCGAAGCGTCAAAGCGCTTCAGAAGTATGGCCACCTGTGCCCACTGCAGCCACAAGTGGCTGCCGACTTACGAGTTGGACATCAGGATACCGGGATTCAAAGGCGAGCTAGAGGACTTGGACAAGCACAACATCATTAACACTCGCTGGCAGAAGGCCCACTGGGCATGCCCACACTGCGGACTTGACCCCAAGCTCACTCGCCACAGCTTGGAGTGGGTGTGCGAAAACCCAAACGAGAATTACGAGGCCAACACTTTTTACGTGGGGCCGGTGACTTGCTGTGAGGTACTGAAGCCCAGCTACTTGGTTCGCACCTCTACCGAATTCGCTACCCGCGCCGAGTGGAAAAATCAGGTGCTTGGGTTAGAGGCGGAGGATAGTAATGAGCAAATTACAGATTCTGATGTAGAATCTGCTATGATTCACGCCGACCTAGCCAGTTCCGAGATAAGCTATTTTGGAGCCGACATGGGCCTTCTATGTCACATCGTAATCGGTAGACGTACACAGGCAGGTGAGTTACTGGTAATTCACAGAGAGTCGGTACCTGTAAATCAGTTTACTACTAGGCGTTCAGAGTTAATTCGACAGTACCGCTGCGCTGTAAGCGTAATGGATGCTTTCCCATATACACCTATGGTAGGGGCTATTACAGACTTCGATGTGAATGCTTACGGTGCAGACTTCTCTACAGGTAAAAACGTGGAACTGTTCACCATCAAAGAGAAAGAGGCAAACGCTGAAGAAGGCAAGCTGAACCTACGCTTGGCCCGAATTAACAGGACACGAGCGCTTGACGAATTGATGTTGCTGTTCAAGGGGCGAAAGATACTCATCAGCAAGAAGTCTGACGATGATGATAAGAAACTGAAGGCGCACATCTTGTCGATGAAACGGACCCAGACCTTCAAGGGCGATGAGCTGATGTACACATGGGTGAAAAGCGACGGGGTGGACCACTTCTTCTTGGCCATGCTGTACATGTACGTGGCGACCTTGTTAAGGGGGACTGTGAGCCCGGTGAATACGGGCAATGTGCCCCTCGTGACGAGTTTTGCGGTGCGGAAATAAATCTGCGCAGACCGCGAGGTTATGGTATAAACGCACTTGGGATTGGAGTCCCAACGTGCGGTCAGCGAGCTTCTAGTGTTTTGCTGGCCCTCCTTTAAGCCACCGCCGCTAAACTCCAGACTGGAGAAGCCGGCAAAACACTGAAAGTTTGGAACATGGAAAAACGACCAATTAGAATTGAGGGTGAAATAGGATACGTGCTCTTAGCCGACGGCACAGAGGCTACTATAGATGCTGAAGATGCGGAATTAGTTGGACAGTATAATTGGTGCCTTAGTGGCGGCTACGTAGTGACATATCGGCCCCTAGGACTGCTCAGGCTGCACAGACTTGTAATGGGAGACCCAGAGGGAAAGTTTATTGACCACCGAAATGGCAATAAACTTGATAATCGAAAAGCCTTTTTGAGGCCTGCGACGAATGCAGAGAACCAATACAACCAAGGAATTCCTAGCCGTAACACCTCCGGCCACAAAGGAGTCCACTGGCACAAGCGAGACCAGAAATGGAGCGCCCAAATCAGGCACGAAGGCAAGCAGATACATCTAGGCTACTTCACAGACCTCGAAGATGCAGCTCAAGCATATCGAGAAGCGGCCGTGAAATACCACAAAGAATTTGCAAACTCAGGAACACCAACATGAACCCCTTCAAAGCCCTCTGGCAAGCCGCTACATTGCAGCCCCCGCCACTGCCCAAGGCCCCAAATGCGCCAATATCCCTCCCCGGCTATCGGACAGATGTAACTCCGTCAACAAGCGCGAAGACAAGAACGGAGCGCAACCTCAAGAGCTTAGACCGCCTGACTGACCTTCGAAGCCGCTCAACCACGAGCCAGGTTCTGCGTGAGGCCTCAATCCAGTCCGCCGAGCTGTCCGCAGCCATTTACCTTGCAATTCGCACGGGCATCCCCGAACACTTCACAGTTATCGGCAGAGACCTAGACGGCAAGGTAGACCCAAATGCCACGGCCTTGGCGCACGAACTCCTACGCCGCTTGACCTACCTCGGCGCTGCTGATGGAAGTTTCGGCCCCCAACAGGGGCTGCAGTCCATCAGCGAAACCTTGGCCAGAGACTTGCTGCTCGAAGGGGCTGCATGCCTTGAGGTAGCGCTTGATAAAGCCCGCATCCCAGCCAGCTTGAACGTGATTGCGCCCCCAACCCTGGTATTTTACGAGGAAGATAATTCGTTCAGACTAGCCCAGAAAGTAGGTGGAGATGAAATCTCTCTGGACCTCGCCACTGTCATCTACACCAGCGTAGACCAAAGCTCCAGCCAGCTACACCCAACTAGCCCATTAGAATCAAGCATTAAAGCGATTATCGCTGATATAGATTTTAACCAAGACATGTCTAGAGTGCTCAAGCGGGCCATCCTACCCCGCTTGTCTGCCAGTATAGATACAGACAAGCTCAAGAAAATGACACCACCAGAGATTCTAGCAGACCCCGAGAAGTGGGCCACGTACCAGAATACTGTTATTTCTGCAGTACAGAGCGTGGTCAACAATTTGAGCCCAGAAGACGCTTTAGTCTCTTTCGACATGGTGTCCTACGCCTACTTAGACGGTGGCCATAGCCCCGGCGACATCCTAGAACAGGTACAGAAGGTATTGAACGCAAAGTTAGCGTCGGGCGTGAAGACCTTGCCAGTAGCCTTGGGCTTCGGTAGCTCTGCCAATGCCAGCTCAACAGAGTCCCTGCTGTACCTCAAGTCTTCTGACATGCTGCGCCGGAAATTGAACGAGGTCTACAGCCGAGCCCTGACAGTGGCCATCCGTATTATGGGGGTTGACGGGTATGTAGAATTCGCTTACGAAGAGCTCGACCTGCGCCCTGCCAAGGAACTTGAAGCGTTCAAGAGTATGGAGCAGTCACGTATCCTTGACCTGCTGTCTCTAGGCCTATTGGACGATAACGAATGTAGCCTAAAACTCACCGGCCAGTTGCCTCCAGCAGGTTACACGCCCAAGAGCGGAACCATGTTCCGCAGTACACAGGCACAAGCGCCGATTGCAAATCCGGCCAGCGGGACCTCCACGACCCCAAAACCTGACACACCTCAGCAGCCCAAAGGCCCACCAGCAAAAGCAGAAGTGGACCCCAACTTGGCCTTGGCACATGCCCAAAGCGAGCAGGCGAACGAGACTACAAAGCAGGCCTTGAAGGCAATGCAAGACCTCACCTATGTGATGAGTCAGCAGAACCAAAAGCCCACACAAGTCCACATGCAGCAGGACCCCATCGAACTAAACTTGAGTATTGCACCGGAGGCTAAGTCACCGACCAAGCGCAAAGTCAAAATCATTCGTGACAAAGACGGCCGTCTCTCAGATTTCGAGGTGAGCGATGCACAACAGTGAACACCTACTCTCGTTCTTTAAGGGCGAGCACAGGGCATCAGACCTGTATAAGCTTGCCCTGTTTTTGGAGAAGCCGGGCGAGGCGTACTCCCGCACAGGTGAAGTAAAAGGGCCGGGTTACATCGCAGGGGGTAAAGACCTGCCCAAGGCAGAGTATGAGGCTTCCGAAAAGTCTGTTTGGATGACCTTCAGCGGTTCCATTGTTTGGCCCGGTAGCTCGATAGCCGCTCGCTACGCTATGATTTACAACCACCGCTCGAAGGCCCTCGTACACGTCGAGGACTTCGGCAAGCTGAAGTCGTCTGAGAATGACCGATTTACCGTAGACCTGCCCGGAACTGAAGAGCCGCTGATAAAAGTCGTGCTGAGTGCCTAAAGATTGACAGTAGCTCACCATACCCCTGAAGGTTAGAATCAGCGTATTAAGGTACCTTCAGGAGTTAGTTCATGCCTATTGCAACAGATTTCGAGATTCAAGCGGACAAAGACATCCGCTACATCGGCGCAGCCCACGGCGCGTCCGGTGCGGGTTATTACAACGTCATTGAGTTTCACCGCTGGTTGCAAGACCTCGCTGACGACGCCGTAGCGAGTGGCGATGACTACATGGACATTACGCGGTTGACGCCCTCTGAGCGTTCGACCGACAACATTATCACGCTCATCAACGGGTTCAATATCGACGATATTGCCAGTGAGCACCTGTTCGATGGTTCTATTATCCAGACCAACGGCGACGTAATTTATGACGGCTTGCTGGTGTACGCGAATGCTGGTATGGACATGCAAGTGGTGCAGAACGGTGCCATCATTGTCAACGACTTCTGGAACACCATCCCATTCGGCGGCTCCTTGAAGGGCCTGAACGCCAACGCTGCAAACGGAATCTCACACCGTTTCATGTTGAAAGTGCGTACGGCGGCTGCAGACATCGACGGACGACGCCTGCTGACGCAGACCCGTGTGTGGGGAAAGACCTTCTCCCAGTTCCCGATTAACGGAACTTCCCGTGGTAATAACGTGGCGGCCTTGACGTACGCTGACGACTTGAACAACCAGACAGTCGTAGGTACCATCGCCGGTTACAACTCCATCGCCAACTTGAGCGAAGGTTACAACGGAATTGACGTTGACAACAACTCGGTCAGTGAGTTCTATTACTCCAAGTGGGACCGTGATACCTACACAATCAACCAGTTTTACGAGCGCATGAAGTGGTTGACTCGCCAAGAGTCCGCCAGCACCATCTACGGCTTGAACGGCGAGTTGTTCCGAGGTATCACGCACCAGTTTGCCTATGATGCTGAAGCTAGTGGACCATTCGTGCAGGCAACCCCAGTAACTTGGGGCTCTGGCGCCACAGCCGGCACCGGCCAACTCTTGGCCCTGCTGGACAGCGGCACCACAGGCACCATGTGGATTCAGTTGTTGACTGGCGTGATTCCGACCGACAACATGACCATCAACCAGGCAGGAGGCAAGACCTGCTTGGTGAACGGTACCGTGACCGAGCGTACGCTCAGCTTCCCATTCTGCGGTGTCTCCACCGGCTCCGCTCTGATTGGTGCTTACGGTTTCGCGCTGGAAGCAACAGACTTGGCTGCGACAGACAAAGTGTTCGACTTGACCAACACCCAGCGCACACCGCCAAACTATGTGACCTTCACGGTCGGAGGCTTGGTGTCCGGCGAAGACTACGTGCTGGTTGGTCCAGAGTCCGGCGGCGTACTGAACGAAGCTCAGTTCACCCTGAATGGAGCCTTGTCAGGTGCTGCAGTTACCGCCGTAGTCGTCAACGGGTCTATCCCACTTGACACACCTTCTACTGGAACCATCCGTATTCTGCGGGCTAACGGTGTTTACACTCGTCATGCTTACTCCGCATGGAGCGGCTCCACCTTTACCATTACGTCCACCAACTTTAGCACCAACGGCGCTGCTAATGCTGCTAACACGTACATCAGCTACATCGACGTATTGGCCAGCTCCTCAACAGCCAGCTTCACTTCCGTGTACTCTAGCAACCGTGGACTGTACATCCGTGTTCGTGACGGTGGTGGCTCTCCAATCAAGACCTTTGAGACTACTGGTACCTTGGGTTCTGCTGGAGGCTCTGCAACCGCGATTCGTACTTCCGACACGTAATGGAAAACGAGCTCGAAGAGAAGCTGAAATGTGCCTTTGCTGACGCAGGGGCACAAATCGGTGCCCTGTTGCGTTGCATGATTGCCGCAGAAGTTGCTTCCCATATGGCTCGTGTAGAACAATTAAATGCAGTGCTGAACGGCACTGTATGTGCAGAATCACAAAGCACTCCGCTAGGTGAAGAGTCGCCTGCTGCTTGAGTGCAGGCAATAAAGGAGTTCTCATGGAAGATTACAATGAAGACCTAACGGTCCTAGTCCAGTGTTTGGCCGCTACGTTTGGTACCGAAGTAGGTAGTGCTGTAAAAGACAAGTTTGACCAAGTGCTGGCACTTGGTGAAGTTGACATTAACGCCCTGCAAGCTCAGATCACAGCTCTGAACGCCCTGTTGGCTGCTAACACCTCTGGCGACACTTTGACTGCTCAGTCAATCTTGGCTCAGTTGGCTGCTCTGGATTCCCGTTTGGACGTTTTGGAAGGCTCTACCGCACTTGCTGACCTGCAATCTGCTGTAACCGTTATCCAGAATGCTCTGACCTCGGAAACTGCTGCTCGTGAAGCTGCTGACGCTGCTAACGCTGCTACTATCGCTTCTGCCGAAACCGCTATCGCCGCCTTGGCTGCACAAGTTGCAACCTTGGAAGCCGCTGGCCCAGGTACTTCCGGCTGTGACTGCGTTGCCATCAACGCTGCCATCGCTGAGCAAGCTACCGCCTTGGCAAACCTGCAAGCTTCTGACGCTGCTCAAGCAACTCAAATCGCTGCTCTGCAGACTGCTGTTCAAGGTCTTTCGGTTAATACCGCAGCTATCACTGCTGCTACCGAAGCTGCTGCTGCTGCCCAAGCCGCTGCTGCTGCTGCCCAAGCTACCGCTTCTGCTGCCCAGTCCGCTGCTCAAGCTGCTGCTACTGCAGCAGCCGCTGCTCAGGCTGCTGCTGACGGCGCTGCCGGTGCTGCTGGTGCTGCTGGTATCAGCATCCACACGCTGAAGCTGGAAATCAAGAACATCAACTGCGCTGCTGTCGGAGCTTCGTTCCGTAACGCTATGCGTGCTCAGATGTTTGCACCTGCCAACTAAAGCGGACGAGGGTGGGGCCTAGGCCCCACCTTTTTATGCAGACACCAGACTTCAAATACATTGTGCTACGCAGAGCTGAAAGGCTTGAGGTATGCGCCACTTGTCCAGAAAAGAAGCAATCTTATGGGTTTGAAGTGTGTGGTTTGTGCAATTGCGTCTTGGCTGGGAAGGCTACTCTTCCGACCAACGGATGCCCCCTTAAAAAATGGAAAGAGTGACCCTATGGCCAACTTCACGATAACCAGCGCACAGGTCATTACTGAGCTGACAGGCAAAGCAGGTTCGGACTCGTACTTCATTAACGGTGGCTCGCTGGTCATTGACTGCGACTCCCGGTACGGCCCCAACCAATCCCCCACTTCAGGCCCCCTAGGCAACGTGCAGGTCTCGACAACCTTGGGAGGCCTCTTCAAACTTGACGGCTCTAAGGTTCGCCTAATCCCCTTTACCGGAGGGGCCGGCAATGTCCCCGCGCCGGGGTCTCAAATCAGCCAAGGCACAGCCACTGCAGAGTTGCTGTGCGTTATGTCCTCCAAGATGGGCGGCTCAACCTACACCGCAGGCATGCCCGGTACGGGGTGGCTGAAGGTTCGTGTCACTGCGGGCGCCTTCGCTGCAGGCAGGTTGGCGGGCATTGATGCTGTAGCCTCCTCACCGGACGAGACCGGATGGATGGTAGTTGTCGGGGTTGAAGACAAATCCTTTGTAGTCCCACGGCTCGGCCAGATGGTGGTCGATGGTAGGTGGTTTTCCGTAGGCTCCACGTCAGGCCTGAGAGGCCAGAATCTGAATCTCCCCCACTTCTCCGCCGACAACTCCACGTTTTACCCTGGAGTAGAGGTTGAGACCGCACCCGGCTCAGGAATTTACGACTTTTGGGCCAATGTAGGGGTCAAGTTTAAGGGCTCTACCGTATCTACCGACTCTCGTAGTCGTTTTGTGCATATCAGCACCAACGGGGTAGTCACACTTGGCCGTGGGCTGGACAACGCCAACGCCGGACTCCTGCCGCCTGCAGGGTGTGCAGTGCGAATCCCCAACATCATCCTGCAGAACTGTGGCTCCAGCCGAAGCAACAACTCTGTGCATGACACACTGAACAGCCGCTACGAGGCATCTTTTGGGGGAGGCGGAACCTTGGCCCACTCCATCAGCACCGGTGCATGGTACTGGAACGTCGGGCAAGCTTGGAGTATGGACGCTACTGACCTGCACTCGTGCGACCAAGTTTGCATCAGCCGTATCACGCAGGCCCCAAACCTTGACCGTATTCACGTAGGCTTGAGCACTCGCCCCAACTTCACGGCGGCCAGCGCCCTGCTGATTCAGCAGTGCCGAAATGGCGGTACCGTAGGCTCTGTCAGCGGTGTGCGAGCCGAGGGTACCAGCAACAGTGGCTACGCTGTAACCATGCAAAACCTGTACGGTGGGTGGGAAGTGGCTAAAGTTCGCGCAGTCTACGCCAGCGACTGCACCGCCGTCAGCGGGTCACTATTTCTGAACACCAACGACGACCTGACTATCAGCAAGGCTGAAGTTGTCGGTAAGCGCCTGCTCAAGTATGCCTGCAAACGGGTCACGGTAGAGCACTTGGTCTATGCTGACAACGTGAAGGCCACCACCGGAACCTTGGCAGCCTGCTGCGCGGTAGAGGCGCTCAACCAATCCATAGACTGCAGAGTGTTGCGTGTAGACAACTGGCCTGACGCACCGGTGACAGGCCCCTACAACGGAGTCGTGTACGCCAACACCACCGAGAACCTAATAGTGCGCGGTGTAGGTAGCCAACAAACCCCATTCTCCGGCGGAGGCTTCACTGGCTCCCTGTTTGCCGACGGTGGCAACAACACCAAGCCTAAGTTTCAACGGTGCTGGTTGACCGGCCTGCGCTCAGGACTCAACCAAGGCAACGCCTCCACGACTGGGCTCGTGATGGAGAATTGCTACCACACTGACGCCAGCAAGACTCAAACAGTCTCACAGTCCGAGGCTACATCTCGCGGTAACCGCCACAACAGCGGCACACTCTCCACAAACTACACTGGCACCACAGGCACGGCGTTTATGGACGCGTTTACAGGCGACACGACAGCCCGAGTGTCGCTTGTGATGACCGAACCGCTGACCAGCGACGGCGTTATGCAGGTCTTGGCCGGCACACCTAAGTTCAGCGGTACCGGGGCCATCGTGATGCAAAAAGGCGACATCGCTACGTGGACCATGCCCTATTTCGTGCTCGGCTGGACAAACCTCACAGCCATGAATGTGAGCGCCGTGAACCTGACCCTGCACTCTGTGAGTTACGACATCGACAAGGGTGTAGGCTTCAGTGGTGTGTTCAGAGTGCTAAGCAACACAAACCTGGCAGCAGAGGGCGGCCTCGACCCAGCCATAGGCTTCAAGTTGCGGGTGAAGGTTGAGTGTACCGCCTCGAACTACAGCAACGCACTCTCGAACATCACCGTCACAGGTGTCACTTCGGTGACACTGCAGAACGCAGCCTTGTACCCAATGGACGTGCCGATGGCGACCATGCACATCGAAGGCCTCAAGTTTGGTAGCAACATCACGGTGACTTTGGACGGCGAGCAAGTATTCGCCGGGGCATGTGTTACGGCTACGGCTGACCTCACATACCGCCACCGGCCAAGTGCGACCAATTGCACAGTAGTGGTGTCCAAGCCAGGCTACCACGAGGAAGTGCTAACCTTGGTAAACGCCCAGAGAATCTCCATCCCGGTGTGCCAGCAAGAGCTTGGCGCTCCAGTCGTCGTAGGCGGGCCTTCCAGCGAAGTTTCAGATATAGCCGCCGCCGTGCAGGCCATTCTGCTGGATGACTTCTCCGCTTTGGATGCTCGTCTGTCCAACCAAATGCACGACGCTTACGACCCCAACCAAGAGTGGTTCGTTATCACTAAAGACGGCCAACACCTCCTTGGCGTCACAACCCAGAACCCCTACGTTATGGGGCTGCCAGAAGGGACAGGCATCGCAGAGTTCACCGGACAGATACCTGACTTAAACTTCAGTACATGGGACTTCGGTGCTGATATGTTCAGAAGCTCTCTCACTCCCCGCCTGAACTTCATATCTAGATTCACCATAGCGGAGTTGACCCTTATGCGGGCCAGCACTGACCCTGTAGTGAAGGATATTCTGGAACGCTTTGACGCAAAGAGCTACGTGAATCTTCAAGAGCAGCTTACAATCGACTCTGTGAACCACCTAGCGAGTTCCGGGCTGATTGCCCCAGAGCGAGCGTATGAGATACTTGCATAATGGCCGCCGCAGCATACACCACCGACCTCACTGTCCTATCCTTAGCTCAGACCACCACAGGTTGGTCTGAGCCGGGTACGTGGACTTCGGGTGGCCTGCCTGCGGCTGAGACCGATTACTTCATTAACGGCGCAGCCTGCGTATCCAAGACCTTCAACTCGGTAAGCCTTGGAGGTTTAGTCTACACTGCGGGCGCAGGTGTCACTATCCCTACCGACGGCGCGTTCCTTTGCTGGCAATATTTTGCCGCACCCAATGCGTTGAACACCTTGGCCAACGGAGGTATTCGGCTGATTGTGGGCAGCAGCACGGCTGCCTTCAAGTCATGGTTCTTGGGTGGAAGCAACACGTACCAGTACGGCGGCTGGCAAAACCTTGCTGTAGACCCTTCACTCACTGCCGACGCTACTGTGGGGACACCTACAGCGACCCTGCTCACCTTTGGCTGGGCCGCTAACAACAACAACGCTGTTGCCAAGGGTAACCCGTTTGCTGCCGGCGCTCTGCGGTACGGACGCTGCGAGTCTCGTATGAATGGGGGAGACCTTGCCAACGGTTACGCAACATTCGCAGGTTATGCAGCACAGAACGATGCGGTGGCCAACCGTTGGGGCCTGATTCAGGCTGTAGACGGGGGCTACCTTTGGCAGGGGTTGATGGTCCTGGGCCATACCTCTGCAGTGGACTTTCGTGATAGTAACACTCAGGTCTTGGTGGCCAATACTACAAAGGTCAGCAATAACTTCAACCGAATCGAGATTCGCAACGCCGCCAGTCGGGTAGACTGGACCGGCGCATCCTTTCTGGCCTTGGGCACAGTATCACTTGGACGCCTACAAGTAGTGGACAACGCCGTAGTTAATATTGACGCCTGCTCTTTTACAGGCATGGATTCCTTTGCGTTTTTATCTGCCAGCACCTTGAGCGACTCTACGTTTCGGCGCTGCGGCATCGTGACACTGGGCGGTGCGGCCTTCGACGGTTGCACGTTTGACCGGGCCACGGGCACCACTGCGGTGACGGGCACCCCAGCCCAATGCGAGTTGGTCACCAACGCCAGTTTTGTGAGCGACGGCACAGGTTACGCCATGACTGTGACAGGCACGGCAGCCAATATGACGCTCACCAACGTGGGGTTTTCAGGCTACGCCTCTGTCAGCGGTTCTACAGGCAACGAGGCCATATTTGTCAACATCGCCACAGGTTCCATGAATCTGACCATCACCGGCGGAGCAGTTCCAAGTGTTCGCACCGCAGGCGCTGTTGTTACGGTTATCTCCGGGGCCGTGAACGTGACGGTGACTGCTGTGACCGCTGACGGAGCAGCGGCTGCCTCGGCAAACGTACTTCTGAAAGCTGCAGCCGGCGGACCGTTCCCGTCAGGTGTGACTGTCACTATCGTCAACAGCGGCACTACTGCGACGGTCACGCACACAGGGCACGGCTTGGCTACAAACGACAAAATTGGTATCGAAGATGCCAGCCTTCCTGCCAACAATGGGGTCTTTGGTATCACTGTGACAGGGGCCAACAATTACACATATACTATGGCCAGCGCCCCCGGAAGCAGCCCGACTGGCACCATCAAGGCTACCTTCGTTCTGCTCAAAGGGTTGACCAATGGGTCTGGTCAAATCAGTATGAGCCGAGTATTCCCTAGCAACCAACCAATCACTGGCTGGGTGCGAAAGTCCTCTACCCAGCCTTATTACAAGACTGGGCTCATTTCTGGCTCTGTGTCCAGTGCGTCAGGCGCTGCGTTCACTGGCCTACTTCTGACGGACCAATAACATGGCAATATGGACTATGATCATGCTGTTCAACGGGGTTGCCCTGCTGCACCTGTGCGACCTGCTAAGCCGTCCTGATGAGGAAAAATTTTATGAGTGACCTGTACCAAAGAAACTTCGAGGCTGTAGCGCAGAAATTGCGGGAGATGGACTCTCGACTGTGTGACCAAGACGTGAAGATTCGCTCCTTGAGCGGTCAAGTGTCTGACCTGTCACTATCCCTACAAAACCTGCAACAGCAGGTAATGATAGCCCGTGCCATGGCTACAGGGCGAGGCCCTAGCACCTAACCATGGCCGTCAGCATCAACTACCTCACTAAAGTCATAAACGTCCCGAAACCGTTTATGACTTTAGTTACGCCTACTCTATACGAGTTGGACGTAAACGCCTTGAGGCTTGCACTCAAGGACCTTGAGGACGACCCTGACGGTATGTTTGCAGTAGATACTCACCGCCACAACACAGCGGTGAGTCTTTCCGGCGTTACGTATGCCCGGATTTTTGAAGTGATAAATGGATACACAGTTGAGTTTGAGGATGGGCAGTACGCGGTCAAATGTGTAGGGGCCAACCACAACTTGGCAGACGTTAAAGTCCTGAACCAAGTCAGCCTGATTATCGGAAATTCCGCAGGCTTGGTGGAAGTCGGTACAGGCGGCAGCGGCTCGTCACCTACAGCAGCCCAAGTAGCTTCTGCTGTATGGTCTCAAGCACTTGAAGGCCTGACCGCCGAGGAGATGATGCGTATCATGCTCGCAGCCTTGGCTGGCAAGCGCCAAGGCTTAGGCACACCGACAGAAGAGTACATGGCCCAAGACGGCCTGACTCCACGAGTGACCTTGGTAGCCGACACAGCAGGCAATGGAACCCCGGTCCTGAACGGGGCACCGTAATGTTTAAGGGCTCGCTCTACAAGAGTGCCCTGTACGCCGGTCTGCTGTTCGGGGCCGTAATTGCCATCGAGCTTCCGAAGCCGGTAGCGGATTATCAGTTTCGGCCTGCAAAACTTGGGCAGAAAGTCACCCTCAAGGCCTACCACAAATTAGGCAGTACGGCGTATGACGCAAGACTCGCCGAGCTTTTAGCCAAAAGCGCAACCGTCCAAGTCGTTACAGGGGCGGAATTCACTGCCAACTTCGGGAAGCTTGGGGCTAATACCGCCTCCAAAGTTGCTCTCATTCCTGTAGACTCACTACTTAAACGTGGCCGCTTGGCCGCTGAGGGCTATAAAGACATTTCTGATGAGGAATTGGTAGCCCTACTCATGGAGATACTTGATGTTTGAAAACGTATGGTTAGGCACACAGACTTCTTACGAAGTCTTCGAGGCCGCTAAAAAAGAGCCCAAAGTTGACTCTTACGGTCTGCCTTCCATGGTGGACGTGCAAGACGGTGTGGCCGTGATTACGATTCAGGGCAGCCTCGTCTCTGGCTCTTCCGGCTACATGCGCATGTTCGGTGTAGTAGGCTACGCTGACATTCAGGACGCTCTCCTGCAAGCGGTGTCGGACAAGTCGGCCAAGAGCATCCTGCTGAATATTGACTCGGGCGGCGGCGCAGTGGCAGGTGTCAACGACGCCGGCAAGCTAGTCGCTGAAGTGAACAAAGTGAAGCCTGTGGTGACCTACACCGGAGGCATGATGGCTTCCGCAGCCTTGTGGCTAGGCTCCAGCGCCAGCAAGATGTACGCCAGCGAGACAGCCATCACAGGCTCTCTCGGAGTTCTAATGGTACACGCCAGCCGGGCTCGTCAACTTGAGAATGACGGCATAAAGGTCACCGTGATTCGTGCCGGCAAGGACAAGGCCCTTATGAATCCTTACGAGGACTTGACCGACAAGGCCATGGAAGACGCCCAGTCCAAAGCAGACGCTCTGTATGACGTATTTCTGTCCCATGTGGCCGACAGCCGAGGCATGAGCCTGACAGCCGCTGACGCAGCATTCGGTCAAGGCCGCGAATTTGTAGGTAAGCAAGCGGTCAAAGCAGGCCTCATAGACGAGGTGGGCTCACTCACCGACGCCTTCATGTATGCCAAGTCCTTGCAATCTTCTGCCAATAAGCCCGCAGTTCGCACTAAGGGTGAGGCTACGGCTGAAGTACAGGACGATAATCAGGCGCAAGAAGGAGCAACTATGCCTAAACCGATTACCCCAGAATACTTAGCAGCACTGGCTGCAGGTATTGACCTAGAAGCTGTCGCAGAACCTGCGGCAGTCGCCGCCGTTGAAGCCCCAGCACCTGTTGCCGTGGTGGAGCCGACTATTGAGAGCTTGCAAGCAGAACTCGCTTCTGCCAAAGTAGCGGCTGACGCTGCCGTGGCTGAGGCTTCGACTCTTAAAGCTCAAGTGGAAGCACTAGAAGCGTCTCAAGGTGGACTTCTGGCTTTTGCTCGCAACAGTATCAAGGCGATGAGCGTACCTCTGAACATTGAAGCCGCTGCAGTGGCTGACTCCGAAGTCTTGGCTGAGCACAGCCGAGTTAGCGAGTTGTTCAAATCCAAATTTAAGGTGGGTGGTGTTACCGCAGCCAAACCAGAAGATGCCCCGGCTAAACCCGTAGCAGCGCTGGTGAACCCATTGTTTGTGCATGCGGTGAAATCTTCTCAATCAAAGTAAAGGAACCTGAATCATGGCCCTCGACCATTTCATTTCCCCTACCGTACCTGAAGCACCAGCTATGGCTGTCCGCTTGGGTGCTGGCTCAGGGACTAGCAACCAAGTAGACACCAAAGAGCAAGGCAAAATTGTCAAGCTCGCAGGTGAGTCCCGTTATGACCTGGCTGTGGCCGGCGATGACATTGAAGCCATCATCTACGCTGTAGAGCTGGCACCACAAAACGGTTTCAGCATTGGCTCCGTGTATTGCGAAGGCCGCGCTCGCGTAGTCTTTGATGGCCTGCAAGCCACCCCCGGTACCGGCGTTGTTGCTGTAGGCGACTACGTTGTTGCTGGTAGCGTTACCGCTAAAGGCACCGCCCTCACCTCTTACCCCAAAGTCTGCAAAGCAACTTCTCAGGGTACACAAAAGAGCTTGTGGCGTGTTGTGAGCTTGGGTGCTGTTGGCACTGGAGCAGTCGGCACTGTGGGCGTTATTGCTCGCGTCTAAACCATTTTTCAAGGAATCAAAATCATGCAAGTTGCATACATCGACCGCTCTGGCGGTACACAACAATGGGAGCCCAGCGCAGAAGAGCTGGTAGCGATGGTTAAATCTGGCGACCCAGTTGCTGAAATCAACCGCAAGTTTGCTGACGCAGACCTGTCTGTTGGCACCGCTTTTGACCAGTTTAAGGCCTCCACAGGCTTGGTTCGTCCCGGCAAGAACAACCCATTCGGCTTCCGCGCCACCAAGATTGGTGCTCTCTTGGATGGTTCGGCTGCCGGAAGCTTCTCCGCTAACACTCAGCAGAACTCTGGCACTTTCGGCACTGCTTCCCGTGCTTTCGTGAATATCGCTGTTATCAGCGAAATCACGAGCGAGATGCAAAAGGACCGTGAAACCGATTCTGGTGTGTTTGAGCAAATGATTGCCAACAACATCAGCGTTGACTCGGAGCATTTTGAACAGCCAGTGGTGGACTACAAGACAGTTGGTGGCCCAGAGGAGGCTAAGGCAACTCGTGTTGCTCAAGGCGCTGAGCCGTCAAAGATGCTGTTCTTCAAGACCAGCGACCGTATCCGTCGCATTGGCGCTTGGAACATCGGAATGCAATGGACCGATCAGGCCCTGCGCAATACGAACATAGATTATGTCACTCGTACCGTGGCTCACTACCTGCAAGTTGAGCGTGACGAGCGCGTCTACCGCTACATCAACGCTCTGTACAACGGAGACGGTGACTTGAACGTAGGTGCAGTTGCTGCAGTGACTTCTACATCCTTGGATGCAGCAGCTACAGGTGGCGTTCTGACTCACAAAGCTTTTGTTAAGTTCTTGGCTCGCCAGCGCAAGTACCGTAAGATTACGCACCTTGTTTGCGACCTCGACACGTATTTGAAAATTGAAGGCCGCACTGGTCGTCCAGGTTCAAATAGCTATGACCCAACACTGACTCGCGTAGACCCACAAGCAGGCTTGATTAACGTAGGCTTCGGCAATGACGTTCGCATCTTCTTGGTTGACTCTGCTGCTGATGGTGGACCGGTGCCTGCTAACACCATCTATGCTTTAGATGCGTCCGTAGGTATCTCTCGTGTTACCAATACGGCTGCTGCTTACAGCGCTGTAGAGGAGTACGCCATGAAACGCTCGACAGCTATGCGCCTTGACTGGGCTGAGGAAGTATTCCGCAGCTTGGGCGACAGCGACCTGCGCCCCTTTGATGTGCTGACAATCAGCTAATAAAAAAGAACAGGGAGGCGAAAGCCTCCCTGAATACTTATGGAAAAACAACAAATCCACGACAAGACAGGCATCTGGCTAATTAACACTGCAGTTTTCCCGTTCGTGTGCCCCGAAAGCGGTTGCCGCTTTGAGCCACGAGTGCCCACCAAGGCCAAGGAGACTGACTGGATCAAGGGCCAGCCCGTGATTCAGCGATGGGCGGACCCCGATGAGAGTAAGCCCGCAGGGGCAAAGAAGTAAAAATGGCCCGTTAGGGCCATTTTTACTTCTGCTGCCATCTTCCACCACCTAAGCACCCAAAACCCCAGACCCCAGCCATAATTCACCCATGGCACTAACACGCACCACCGCAGACGAAGTTCGAGCAGTCCTTGGAGTTTCCGACGAGGAGCTAGAGGACCTCACGCTTGACTTAAAGGTCTTCACTGACCAGCTCGAACTTGAGTTGTCGGACATAGATTCAACCCTTCCAGCGCTCTTGGACTCCATTCTCGCTACGCCTGTGCTGTCCCGCACCGCAGCGCAGACCAAGGTGTTCACAATCGCAAACCTGTTTTCAGCTTACGCTTATGGCAGGATACTGCTCACAAGCCTACCCTTGTTCAGCCCCAAGAAGGTCACCGACGGACGTGCAGAGTTCGAGCGCTTTGCCGACCCATTCGAGGCAGTTCGCAATGGCGTTAATGCCGGCTACGTGAGCATCCGGGCCCGCTTGCAGGCTGCCCTAACCTTGTTGAGCGGCTACACGCCTCCAGCAGCCATTACCCCGATTTTCACTATAGCCGCACCCTTGGCTGTAGACCCGGTGACAGCATGAAGCTAAAGACCGTAGCCCGAAAATTCGATACATGTCCGGTCTACGACGCGTACAGCAATGCGCTGCTGTTCAAGGCCCAAGTATCCACCTTCCTAGAAGCTTCTCCCGACGGTAGCACTGCTAAACGTCGGGTGTTGAGCATCGACCCGGCCATCACCCCACCCACGCATTCCGCAATCAATATCCTGAATGAGATGTGGGTGGTTGGTGATGGGATACTGGACGAGTGGCGCGGCGGAGCAATCCGCGCCTCGCACTGGATGAAGGCAAGCAGCGGACTATTCAACCTTGTGACACCTGGCCAAGCATGCTTAAGTACAGCAGTCACCGCGCAGCACGGTCAGCGGGACTACCTGAAGGACACTGTAAACGGAGTCACTGACGCCCAGTATGACCCGTTCTGGCTATTCCATTTCAGCAAGAACGCAGTCATTGCAAAAGGCACCATCATCAAGCAAGGCCCAGCCCTCTACCGAGTGCGCACCGTCCACCTGTCCTTGGAGGGGTTCAAGACCGCCCAGTGCGACGAAATTGACTACGGCGTAATTTCTTCCACATTCACCAGCACCGGCGTGTACAATCCCGTGCTCGACACTTACAGCGCAGCCAGCGTGACAGTGCCGTCAATCCTCTTGGGCTATTACAAGGTCTATGAGTTTCGTACGCAAGCGAGCCCAAGCAACTTGGCAGGTGACATGGCGTTGGTTGTTGCTAAATCGTCAGTTAGCCCAGTAGTCGGTCAAAACGTAGTGGTGAATTCTGAGAGTTGGAGAATTGTCGCCATAGTCTCTGACCAAGATGCTTGGAGCCTGCACATCCGTCGAGGTTGAGCATGGCTGCAATTCAGGTAAAGAACTTAAACTCGTTTCTGAAAAAGACAAAAGCTCAGAGAGCTCTTATCAAGGGCTCAGCCACCGACTTCGTAAAGAAGAAGGTAACTCAAATTCTAAAAACAGTTCTGAAAGAGTCTCCACAATATTCGGGAGACTTCGTATCTAACTGGCAAGTTGTAACCTCAAACAACCCGCACACAGGCTACACCAAGGACTGGTACAAGAATTTGCTCGATACTGAGTATCAGAACATGGACATCAAGGGCTCGAAGCAGATTAAGTCTTACTATGACAAAGTGCGTTACGCGGGGCACCCAGAGGCAATTCAGGAACCCTTGGCAAGTGGACTAGCCGTTATCAGCACGATAAAGTATAACACCAAGGTTACACTTGTCAACTCCTCCCCAATTTCCGGCAGCATCAAGACCGGAGACATGGACCCCAATTACAGGCCTGTTCACAGGCATTTAGAGAATCGTGCTTTTGTAGACTACATCATACAGAAGTACAAATACAACTGGATTAAGTGATGGCTACACTCGAACAACACCGTCAAAGTATAGTTACTGCTGTAGAAGCGGCCAAGACCAGCTTTACAGACTACCCACTTGTGATTGAGTACGACAACAGAATCATTGTCGATACCTCCACACAGCTTGACCCATTCTTGGTGGTGAACATCCGATTCTTGGACGGCGCACAAGCTGACTTGAGCACGAACCCAATTCACCGCAAGATTGGCCAGATTCACCTTCAAGCCGCCGTCAAGGAGGGCTCAGGCACAGCCAAGGCCTACACCTTGATTGAGCACTTCTACCAAGCCCTGCAACAGTCGCAGTTTGGCGGCGTACGCACCCGCATGGCATCCTTTGCCAGAGAGCAGCCGTTCAAGGGTTGGGTCTACTATCCTGCGCTGGTTCCGTTCTGGACAGATGACAACTAGCCGGGTGTCGTCAGTCAGGTACTGACAGGAGTGGCACACTCAGGTGCCAACGATACACGGGCTCCAGATAAAGAGGCAAACTTCAGCATCTTTTACTAGGAGTCCAATATGCCTCTCGCAAGTTCCAGTGCTGTACAAGTACGCTATATCCCCGAAGCCACCTTCGGCGTAACCCCTGTTGCGGGTAACCCTCTCGAAGTCCGTATTACCGGCGAGAGCCTGAACTACGACATCACCAAGGCGATGTCTACCGAAATCAACTCCACTCGCACCATCTCTTCGATGATTCCCACAGGCGCTAAAGCCTCTGGCGACCTCAACGGCGAAATGCAGTACCGCGAGTATGACCGCTTCATGGAGTCCACACTGCAAAGCACCTTCGCGGTGTACGGTACTGCTGGTGTTGGTACAACCTTCACTGCGGACTTCACTGCAACGACCATCACTGCGTCCGTGGCCCCAACCACAACCAGCGCCTTCACAAACTTGAAGCGCGGTCAGTGGTTCCGTTTGACTACAGGTGGCGCCAACAACGGTAAGTTGTTCCGTGTCAGCTCTACCGTGGCCCCCACCTCCACGGTCATCACCTTGGATGCTGGAACCCCTGCGACTGTCGGCACCTCTGTAGCTACTTGCTCCGTGCAGACCCGTCGCTTGAGCCATGGCATTACCCAGACTTCTTATACCATTGAGAAGAACATGACTGACGTGGGCGTGTTTGAGGCTTTCACCGGTATGACACCTAGCAAGATGGCTATCTCCATCCAGTCTGGAAACCTGTCTACCATCAACTTCTCGTTCATGGGTAAGGCTGCTGCAATGACCACAGCGACTGCTCTGCCCGGAACCCCTACGGCGAGCTATTCGTTTGACATCCAGTCCGGCGTGACCGGCAGCTCCTGCCAGGTGTGGGAAGGCGGCACACCCCTGTCTAGCACCTTCGTCAAGTCCTTGAGCTTGGATTACGACAACGCCCTGCGCGAGCAAGATGCCCTTTGCACTTTGGGCAGTGTCGGTATCGGTAGCGGCACCATCTCTTTGACCGGCTCCATGTCCATCTACTTCGCTGACAAGACCTTGTTCGACAAGTTTGTGGCTAACACCAACACGTCGTTGGCGTTCTCTACCATGGACGGTGCAGGTAATGGCTACGTGTTCTCCTTGCCTGTGGTCAACATCTCTTCCTACCAGATTACCGCTGGCGGCAAGGATGCTGACATGATGGCTGACGTACAGTTCACAGCTCTACGTGATGCTGCTAATGCAGACGCTACCCTGCAGAAGGTTGTGTTTATCGACGCTTTTGGCACGGCGGCACTCTAAATTTCGTGGTGGGTTGGGTGGTACCAACCTTTTGGCTCCGGGAAAGAAATTTCTCGGAGCCTTTTTGATTTGCGATATACTCTGCACCGGAATCAACCAACCACCACCACAAGGAATCCTATGTTAGATATTTTTTCCACTTTCGCTGTCGATGAAAAAGCTGAACAAGAAGGCCGCTGGGTCGAGTACGGCAACGGCGTCAGCTTCTTGGTCGCTCGTGCTGGCAACGCTAAGTACAACCGCCTCTTGGCCAGCATGTACAAGCGCAACAAGGTCGCTTTGGAGTCCAAGGGCGAAGCTGCTGAAGCCCTCAACGAGAGCCTGATGGGCGAAGTTATGGCCAAGACTATCCTCTTGGGCTGGAAGGGTCACGTTGCCATCAAGGGCGAGAAGTTGGACTACAGCACCGAGAATGCAAAGCGCTTGCTGGCCATCAAGGACTTCCGCCGCTACATCTCGTCCGTGAGCGAGGACTTTGAATCCTTCAAAGCTGAGCAAGAGGCCGAAGACGCAAAAAACTAGAAGAGTGCCTAATCTGGGAACTTGAGTGGGCACCGTCTCTGACAGAGCTGCTCAAGTTTGAAGAAGATTCAGGCATTCGCCCTGCAGCACTTGCCCGACGACCGACAATCCAGAAACACCTACAGCACACTATGCAGGTATTCTGGGAGTTGTCAGAGATGAGGCAGGCGGCGATGGCAGGAGTCAACCGGCTCACCTTGGTTGAATTCAATGCTTACTGCCAGCACCACCGCATAGGATTTTGGGATGCCCAAGACCTGTGGTGGGGGGTTCAGGTACTCGATAGGGCCTACAAAGCCTTCAAAGCCGATAAGAAGTGAAGAAAAGCCAGCCTCAGTGCTGGCTTTGTCGTTTTTGTCGCTACTGAATGACGATGGCAGCGAGTAAAATCGGGGCCATACACACGAGGGTAGCAGTATGAGCGAAGGCAGCGACGATAACATCCTAAAACTAAGCGTCCAAATCCCAAATAAGGACTTGGACGCGTTAGACCGGTTGAACGAGGGCATAGCAAAAACGGGCACCAACGCCACCAAAGCCGCCACTGCCCTAAAGACTGCTGCCCCTGCCGGCGTGGATTTCGCACAGGCTTTCGCCTCTCCAAGCGCCACAAAAAATATTAAAGCGCAGGAAGAGGCTTTTGGAACTTTTATAAAGTCGGCAGCAGATTACGACTCTAAAGTTGAGAAGCTTGGTAAAGCCTCTAAGACAAGCTTGGGCCGGATGGCTGAGGCGATGAAGTCCGTAGAGAAGACTGGTATCGCCGGGACGTTCAAGCAGGCGCAAGAGCAGATGCGCCAAGAGCTAATTAGCGGAGAGAAGACAAACCTGAACTTGGTTCGGGCGCAGACCAGCGAAATCCAGAACGCTTACGAGCACCGACTGGCCAAGATGGGGCAGTTGCAGGGTTCGGAACTGGAGGCTTGGCGCACCCAAGGCGCTCGCCTGGGGGGGTTTCAGGCCTCACAGTTGACGGAGTTCAAGCGCTCCGAGAGCATCAAGCGCCAAGCCGAGCGGGAGGCGCTTGCTGCCCGACGCAGAAGCATGTCTGAAGCCGAGCGAGACATGGCGTTGAACGTCAAGTACGCGACCGACGCTAATACGGCCTTGCAGCAGATTAGCGAAAAAGGCTCCAGCCGCATGTTGGCCAATATCCAAAAGCGCTCTGAGAGTATCAGGCGCATGCTGGAAAGTGGGTCTGCCGATGCCGAGAAGCTGGCCACCAAGAAGTACGGCTCAGACTTCGTGGGCACCGTTCGCCAAGGCCTACAAGGCAGTGGGCAGGTATTGGCCAAGCATGATGAGACACGGATAGCCTTAATTGGGGAGATGGCGAACAAAGAGGCCGAGGCCATAAAACTGGCTGCCAAGAAGGTAGAGGCGGCCCGGCTTGAGGCTGCTGCCAAAGCCCGTACAGCAAACATCGGCACCACCGGCCAACGCCTCGCAGGCAACGAAGTCGTCGGCTCCTACACACCGTACAACGCACTGCGGGCCCAGCCGATTAAGGCTATTTCTGAGCAGGTGCCAGCACTGCCGATGACCTCTCATGCCAAGGAAGCCGACGAACTGGCTAAGAAATTCGACCGACTGTCAATTTCAGGAAACAACCTGCACTCCAGTGTCAGGGGTTTGGCCTCCGGCTTCGGAGCCTTGTGGCTGACTTGGGGCAACACACTGCCGTTGCTCGCCGGCGCGGCGGTGTCGTTCAGCTTGACAGGTGCCATAAAGTCTGGCAAAGAGTTTGAGTCTACCCTCTTCAATATTTCCGAAGTGGCGGGCACCTCTGCAGCCGATATGGCCATCCTGCGTGACCGCCTGCTTGAGATTGGAAACAAGGGTATGTACGGCCCACTGGAAGCCGCGAAAGGTCTAGAAGTTCTATCCCTGGCCGGCCTTAACGCGAAAGACGCCATGGCGGCCCTTGAGCCTACGATGCGGTTCGCGTCCGCTGGCGGCGTCAACATGCAAAAAGCGGCTGAAGTGACAGTGGCCGTCGGGCAGGCATACGGGTTTACTGCTCAGCAGTATGAGACCTTGCAGGACATCATCACGAAGACGGCTTCTGATAGTATTGCTTCTGTGTCTGACATGGCAGAAGCCTTCAAGACTGCCTCAGTCGTAGCACAGCACTTCAACCTGTCATTGGCTGATACAGCGGAAGGCTTGGGCTCACTTGCTCAAATCGGTATTACAGGTTCTGCCGCAGGAACCAGCTACCGAAACTTCTATACCGAAATAAGTAAGAGCAGCGGAAAAGTTGCAGAAACACTTAAAGCTCTAAAGGTGAATATACGGGAAGTAAACGGTGAGGCAGCAGGCGAGCTGAAGCCGACCATCGAAATCTTCCGCGAGCTGACTCTTGCCACAGTCAACAAAACCAAAGCAGCTCAGGACAGCTACTTTGCTGGCCTGTCCAACGAGAGGGGCGCAAAGACTTTTGCTGCGGCCCAAGCTAAAGCGCTTGAGACTGTGAAGGGCATGGCCGGTGAGCACCTCAAGGAGGCTGATGCTCTGGAGGCTAAAGGAAAGAAGGCCGAAGCTGCTGCAATTCGCATCAAAGCTGTGAACGAGGCTTTCGATGTTATGGCAGCCAAGAGCAAAGAAGCAACGGAGAACGCAGCGGGCAAGAACTTCATCATCGCTGCTGAGAAACGCCTCACACCACAAGGCTCAGTAGACGCCTTGAAAGCAGCCCTCGAAACCGGGCTCGTCGGAGCCTTCACCACAGCCTCGGACTCCTTGATGGTGTTCGCTGACCGGCTGCACCAGACCTCCAGCAGCCCAGAGTTTCAAAAAGGCTTGGCAGACATGGTGAAGGGCACTGTGGACTTAGGGATGGCACTCGTAGAGGGTACCAAGTTCTTGTGGGAGCACAAAGAGGCCGTTCTTGGCCTGTCTGCAGCTTACGTCCTTTTCGGAAAAGAGGCCTTGGCTGTGGTGCTGACCGGGTTCGTAGCTGTACGGGCAGCAACCGCAGCGTTTATGGCCGAAGTTGCTGTGGGGACAGCTGTGATGGCGGCCCTACGTTCCAGCATCGCTGGTGTGGTTATGTCCTTGGAGCTTATGGTTCCTGGAATACTGGCTGCCGGCTCAGCACTGGTCACTGGGGCGCTTGTGGCAGGCTTGGCCGCCATCACCTTGGGTGTGATTGCCGCCACTGCCGCCGTCGGCGCTCTGGCTGTCAAGTGGATTTTTGCTGGTGAGAGCGCTCAGGAAGCGCTGGAAAAGCAAGACGCCAAGACTCTAAAGGGTCTGCAGGAATCGTCCGCTGCCATCAAAGCGAAGATGAACCTGTTTAATGAGAGCCTGACCAGTGAACTGGCTGCCTCTGAGTCTGCCTTGAAGGCTCGTAAAGAGGGCCTGACTGCAGGTGAAGCAGCCGACAAGGCCTACGGCGAGGCCGCCGTGCGCCGTGTTGACGAATACTACCGCCAACTGGCGGGCATTGAGCGCCTGTTGGCTGCTGAGTCCGAGCTGTATTTCGTAAGAAACAATATGTACGACCCAGAAATGGCTCGTGCTACAGCTCAAGCTGAGATGGAGTCTAGGTTGGTAAAGATAGAGAAAGATAGGCACCAAGCGATATACAAGACCATCACAGACACAAACAGATTATTCCAGATTAAGAAGCAGATAGCCGCCCTCGATTTAGCACAGTCAAAAACTAGGCGTCGTGGAATACAAGGCTCGGAAGGTGACATCTTTGACGGTGAAGGCGGTAAGAAGCGCAAAGCCCTCACCCCCCTAGACCTGAACCAAGACAACACCTTGGCAGAGCTTGCCAAGCGCAACACCACAGCCGTAAACCTGATGGACAAGCTGGAGTCGGATAAGCTGGCAATCCTGAAGGTTAAGCGGGAAGCTGAGATGATTACCGAGGGCCAGTATTTTGCTGAACTCTTGTCTATGACTCGTGCATTTTCTGATGAGAAGACCGCACTGCTTGAATTGGATGCTAAGACTTACTCTGAAGCTTACGCTGCAGGAATTCTGAACATTATAGACGCCACAGACAAGTGGAAGAAGTCCAACCCACAAGCCACTCCAGAAGAGGTTTCCAAAGCAGTCAAGGATATGGAAACTAAGATTTCCAGCGCCCAAAACTCTGCCGAATCCTTCTTTGAGAAAATCTCTGCAGAAAAAGCCAAAGCAGCCAGCGCCACCTTCCGCTTGGTAGAGACTGAAATCATCAAAGTGGGCAAGGCCCTGCACGACCTCAAGAAGACCTCCCAAGAATTCTGGGATGCACAGGACAAGGCCCAAGTTAAGGCCGCCGCCGCCGCCGCACTTGACGAATCCTTGCGCTACGCTGACCCATCTTACGCTGCAGGTGTGCGGGCCTCCGCCGCCGCGCAGGAAGCGCTGAACGACCAGTACGACAAGTTGGTGCCGAACCTAAAGGCTGCACAAGAGAACTTGGACGCCCTGATTTCGTCTCAAATGGACAGCGGTGTGCCAATCACCGCCGCCACAGACCTGATGGACAAGTACAACGCCCAAATCTTGGCACTTCGCACAGAGATGGACCAGCTAAAAGGCGAGAAGGGAGCAGGAATCAAAGAGCGGGCTGCCGCAACCGCCAAGACTATTTTGGCCAACTCCGAGCGCGAGAAGCTGGCAGGTTCTCTGGCTGACGCTGTAATCGACGGGCTGACCGTGGGCGGTGACCAGAGCGCCAAGAACCTGAAGAAGGTCTTGGAGGACGAATTGAGCAAGCCCATCAAGGTCAACATGCAGGCCATGTTCAGCTCCGTGATGGGCGGCACCGCGTTCGGCGGCACAGGTACTTTGGGTGGCTTAGGTGGGCCAGGCTCTAGCATCCTGAGCAACCTGAGCAGCCTGTACGACAAGTTGACCGGCGGCCTGAACGTCGGCGCGAATGTCGGTCAATTCTTGGTGGATAAGACTGGCGCAGGCCCCATCGGAAGCCTTTTGGGTGAGTTCGGCTCAGGCATGACCAACACAGCCACCATGCAGTCTGCCAGCATGGCAGCCCAAGCTGGCGGTGCTCAGTTGGCCGGCGTGATTGCTGGTTCCGTGCTCAACGGTGTGAGCGGTTACGGCATCAGCAAGGCGCTCTCGGGCGGTTTCAAGGTTGATGGCCTCGATGTAGACGCCATCGCAGGCATCGCCAGCATGATTCCAGGCATCGGCCCAGTAGCCGGTGTTATCGGAGGCCTCGTCAACCGAGCCTTCGGCTACGGCTCGACGGAAGTGCGCGAGCAGGGCACAAGGGGAACCTTCAACTCCTCCGGCTTCAGTGGCCAGAACTACGCCAACATGCACCAGCAAGGCGGCTGGTTCACCAGTGACCGCAACTGGACCGAAACTTCTGCTATCGACGCAGCCGTCGCCAAGCGCTGGACCGATGCTTTTGTGGGCGTGAAGTCTGCGGCATCCGACTCTGCCAAGGCTCTTGGTCTGTCCGCATACTCCATTGACAGCTACAGCAAGAGTATCGACATCGCCGCTGGTGCCACATCAGACACCATTCTTGCTATTTTCTCCGGTATGGCCGACGAGCTGGCCGTCAGGCTGGTACCGAACATTGCTGGCTTCGCGGTAGAGGGCGAAGCAGCCCGTGACACCTTGGCCCGCTTGGCCTCCAGCCTGACAGCGGTGAACACTTGGCTGACTGCCACCCATACTTCACTCTACGCTGTAAGCGTGTCCGGCGCTGTGGCTGCTGCTGAACTCCTGAAGGCTCACGGAGGCTTGGAGAAGTTTGCATCCGTCAGCCAAGCGTTCTACGACACCTATTACTCCAACGGCGAGAAGGTTGCCGACAGCCAAACCAAGATGCGTAAAGCCTTGGTCCTTCTGGGGTACGCACTACCAGCGACTAACGAAGGGTTCCGAGCCTTAGTTGAAGGTCTAGACCTGAACACCGAGGCAGGTCGCAACGCCCATGCCGTGCTGCTGAACTTGGCACCGGAATTTGCAACGACAACTGCTGCCATGAAGACCTTGGCCGAGGAAACCGCAAAGGCTGCGACTGACGCTGCTGAGGCTATTCTGAAATCTGTCACAGGCAGTCAATTCGGTGTGGTGGCCTCCCTTGGGATGGTTACTTCCGGCTTGAGCCTGCTGTCCAGCACGGCCACCAATCCGACAGTGAGTTCGCTGGCCGCCGCCACAGCCGCCTCTGCCGCCATGTCTAACGAGTTGCTGTTCATGAACTCCATCATGGGCACTAGCACTAGCAGCGTTCTGGCTTTTGATACTCGCGTCAGGCCTATGAGGCAGAACCTGATAGCGGCTCAAACAGCTGCTGCAGGCCTGCAGCAGCAGATTTACGACCTGTCAATCGCTGCGGATTCAGCCAACGTGGACTTCACCAAACTAGCTGCGGTCCTAGCAAACGTAGACACCGCCACGTTCACCACTACTGTTACCAAGGTCTTTGAAAACTTGGCCGAGAGGGTGAGTAAAGTGATTGGCGATATTACTGGTGAGCGCATATCCGTTAGAGACGCTGCTATTGGTATCCTATCCCCACAGTCGCTATCCAAAGACGAGATAGAGAGCCGCATTGCGGCTATCCAGTCCGGCGGACCGTCCAATGGTAGCGTCACGAGTACAGCGTCTCAACTAGCGTCCCTGACAGGTCAGTTGACTGCAGCTAACACCAACTTAGCCGCAGCCCAAACCGCCGCCAGCGTTGCCCAGAACAACGTCATCCGGCAAAGCACGGCTGCACAAAACTACTCGTTGGCCTACAGCGACTACGGCTCCAAGCAACTCGGCGTGGCTGAGGCACAGGCAGTGGTGAACGCCACACCTGACCGCCTCATGAGGGATATAGGACCTTGGTATAACCGCAGCTCTGAAGCCTACACCCCAGAGGCATACACAGCAGCTGTCAATGCTTTGAATGCCGCCAAGTCCGCACTCGCTGCGTCTGAGACCCGTATGTACGCCGCCCAGACAACTTGGTCCCAGATTCGGACCGAACTCGGCGGTGATGGTGGTGCAACCCTGCAGGCCGCCAATCAAGTCCTGAGCGCCATGACAACAGAACGTGACGCCCTGCAAGCCCAAGTCAACACCGCCCAAGGCTTGGCAGGCGCGGCTGTTCTGGCGTACCAGAAAGCCATGCAGGACTTCGTGAACTCGTCGTCTACATCCGTCACCCGACTCTCAAAGCTGAAAGATGAGACTGTCAAGTATTACGAGGCCCAAAAGGCCTTGGCAGACCTGATGGCCGGCTCCGCTGCAGGAATCCGCGAAACTATCCGCAGCTACAAGTTCAGCCAGATGACCGACGAGCAAAAGGCTAACGACCTGAAGTCTCAGTTCGCCCAAGCCACGCTTATGGCGCAAAGCGCCACAGACGAGGGCCTTGTCGCCGCCAGCGACAAAGTGAACTCCCTCATCAACCCGCTGATTGAGGCCCTGCAGACGACCGGGCAGGACAGCCTGATTGCTAAGGTCTTAGCCGATGCGGAGAGTGTCGCCGCCTTGGTGGACCAGAACATCTTGTCCATGAGCGATTACAGAGCTGACAGCTTGGCCCTGCTGGACACGATTGACCAGAAGCTGCTGGCCTTGGGCGCGTCCACAGGCACAGCCCAAGACGTAATCGCTGCTGCTGTAGCTGCAGGAGCCGACAGGACTGCCAACGGTCTGCGCGGAGTAATTGCCGCCATCCTTGGCCAGACCATACCCGCGTTTGCGTCCGGCGGCTTCCATTCCGGCGGTATGCGCTTGGTAGGGGAGAACGGTCCAGAATTAGAGGCCACAGGCCCAAGTCGCATCTATAATGCTGCTCAGACCCAGAGCCTACTGACAAGCACAGGCTCTGACACCACCGCCCGCTTGGAGGCACTTGTACAACAGCAGGCAGAAATTATGCGCCAACAAAGCCGCCAGTTAGAGAATATGAGTTATGAGTTGCGGGCAATTGCAGGCAATACGGGCTATACCAGTGCAGTGCTGAAGCGAGTAACCCAAGGCGGCGAGTCCATCCAAACTACGGAGGTGGTGGTATGAAGGTAATAAAACCCACCACAATCACAGCGGGGTCCTTCGCACGGGCCAGCACTGCTACCTACATCGACAGCGCCGGTGTTATGCAGACAGCAGCCGTTGATACCCCCCGCCTAACCCACGACCCCATTACAAAGGTTTTTCAGGGGTTTATGGCGGAATTCGCTACAACCAACCTGCAAATCCATAGCAGTCAGTTTGGGGACGTAGCATGGACCAAAACAGGCACCGCCGTTGCGGTGAACACCGCAACGGCACCAGACGGCACCACCTCCATGGACCGACTTGTTGAAGATAGTAGCACAGGGGCGCACACTATCACGTCAGCAGGGCGCAGCGTTACTGCAGGCTTAGATTACACTTTTTCCGTTTACGTGAAGGCAGACACAGGGTCTAGGCGTATAGGAATCTCTCCGGGTTATTCGCCGCATTTCTCTTCAACCGACTTTGCCGTGTTTGACTTGACAACCGGGGCGTTTACCGACACTGGAACACTGGTCTGTAGCGTAACAGCCTTTGCAAACGGTGTGTACAGAATCTCAGGTAAGGCTGTTGCTCTCTCTACAGGCTCCGCGACCAGTCGAATCGAGTTGATGAGTGGCTCAACTAGCACCTACTCAGGTGACGGCACATCCAGCGTCTACCTCTGGGGTGCCCAGTACGAGCAGGGCAACCTGTCCAGCTACTACGCCACAACTCACGTTACAGCGACTCGTGCTGCTGATGTGACTACGGGGGCTTTTGTCTACACCAGTCTGGTGGATGTAGACGCAGCCTACGCTGCAGGCACCACCTACACCCTCAATGACCGAGTGACTTACGACAAGCAAATATGGGAGTGCGTCCTGTCGCCTAGCACCGGCAACACGCCGTCCACGTCACCCACCTACTGGTTGAGCAGGGGGCCGTCCAATACTTGGGCAGCTTTTGACTCCCAGGTCAGCACATCCAGCACAGCAGCGACTGAGCAGGTTTACATACTTAGACCTGGCTACTGTTCGGGCTTGGGGATGTTCGGACTTGAAGGCCTACAAGTTGAGGTCAGTGTGTTAAGTGAGCACGGTGGAGAGATACTGCGTACTGAGAAGTTCGTGTTAGATGGGGCACCTATCGCCAATTGGTATCAATACTACTTCTCACCTTTTGAACAACGCACAGACTACACGCTGACTGATTTATCGTTGTACAGCCTGTCGTACATCACCATACGAATCACAGGTTCCACCACGAAATGCGGTCACCTGAGCTTAGGACAGACCGTGGACCTCGGTGGTTCCCAGTATGGGGCCTCCATTGGAATCACCGACTACAGCATAAAAAAGACTGACACCAACGGGGTCACGACCTTTGTTCAGAAGGGCTACAGTAAAGACCTCAGCGTTGATACCTTGTTCGACAAGTCGCAGTTGTCCGGTGTCTATCGCACACTTGCAGGTCTGAGAGCCACCCCATGCACATGGATTGTTGCCGATGTGGCGGAATATGAGACTCTCACTACCTTCGGAAACATCCGAGACTTCACTATTAACGTAGAATACTACTCTACTTCGCTATGCAACTTTGACATTCAAGGGCTATCCGCATGACCGTACTTATCCCTATAAACTCCACGCCTGCCCCCAGTAGGCTGGACACCCCGAATTTTGCCGAACGGGCCGACGCCTACCACGCATGGCTGCCTGTCGCTATTGACGCGATGAACGCTCAAAACCTGGAGAATAACGCCGTAGCTGCTGACATAACTGCCGACATAGGGGCAACTACTGCCAGCGCTGCAGCCGCATCAGCCAGCGCCGCTGCCGCTGCAGCCAGTGCCGCTGCCGCTGCAGCCAGTGCTTCGGTAGCCGCAGGTGAGGCTAGTGCGGACGTAGTTGGATTCGCCCCTGCGGGTACTATCTCGTCAACAAATGTTCAAGCGGCTATTGAGGAGGTCTCGTCCGATTTAACTGCCTCGATTACAGCAAACTTCACAGCCACTCAAAACGGGACTGTGTTCTTGCTGACTAGCGTAGCAGGAACTAATACAATCACAGCTACCATAACTCCAGCTATCACAGCCTACGTTACAGGGCAGACCTTTCGCTTCGTAGCCGCTGGCGCTAACACAGGCGCAGTGACTATCAACATCAACGGGTTGGGTGCTAAGGCTGTTACGAAGTCGGGCGCTACGGCCTTGACTGGTGGGGATATTCCAGCGGGCGCTGCGGTGCAGATTTTTTATGATGGTACACGGTTCCAACTTTCGAGTGGTGGTGGTAGTTCATCAGGCGTGAACCTCTTAACCCAAGCCAACGGGGTCAGTGTACTGGCAGGGACAGGCCAAGTGTTAGTTGGCCCCCTCACCATCCCTACGGGACAAAACATTACAGTCGCCTCTGGCGCTAGATTGGTACTTTTATGACAATGATTTTAGACGGAAATGGAAGCATCACAGGCCTAGTAGCAGGTGGGTTGCCCGATGCTACGGTGACTGCTGCGGATATTGTGGACGCAAGCATCACGGCTGCAAAACTGAGCCAGCCCTTAACACTCGGCACTGCTCAGGCCGCTACATCAGGTACGTCTATTGACTTCACTGGCATCCCTTCATGGGCGAAGCGGATTACTTTGATGCTAGGTGTTGTTTCCACAAGCGGCACCAGTGATTTGCTTGTTCAGGGGGGTGCTGGTTCTATTGATACCGCAACCTATAACGATGTTGTCAGCGGGATTGTCGGCACTGCTGTTGGTGCAACAACTGTAACCACAATAGGATTCCGTCTTACTCCTTCTGTAACTGCTGCCACTACTAATTCAGGCCAATTGGTAATGACGCTAATTGGTTCAAACCGCTGGGCGGTTACACATACATTGACTAGAAACGATGGCATAGTTGCAATAGGTGGTGGGGATAAGTTGTTCTCAGGAACCCTAGACCGCATTCGTCTCACCACAGTCAACGGCACAGACACCTTCGACGCTGGTTCTGTAAACATTCTGTATGAGGGTTAATAAATGACAACAACAATATTAAACGCAGCCTCTAGCACAGGCCCAACAGGTATCAGTAGTGGAGATGACGGTACTCTAACAATCAAAACAGGCGCTACCGCAGGCTCACAGGTTAATGCTTTGACCTTTGCTGCTGATGGTACTCCTACGTTTTTGAAAAAACCACTAGGCGCAGGCGGTGTGGCTCAGGTACAAACAACTGCGGTTACGGCAGTAGCAACTGGTACAACTGTTATTCCTTGGGATGACACGATTCCACAGAGTACAGAGGGTGACCAATACCTGACACAGACGATTACCCCAACAAACGCTAGTAGCACATTGGAAATTGAAGCGGTGTTGATGATTTCTTGTGCCTCATCGGTTCATACTACCGTCGCGTTGTTCCAAGACGCAAACGTGAATGCTTTGGCAGCAGAGTCGAGCATTGCGAACACCAATGCAGAACAGGTTGTGTACTTTAAGTACATGATGACCGCTGGCACTACTTCTGCGACTACTTTCAAGATTCGGTGTGGGCCTGATGTTGGAGCAACTATCACGCTTAACGGCTCTGCGTCTGCAAGGAAGTTCGGTGGAGTTGCTGCTTCACGCATCACGATTAAGGAATATCTCCCATGACCACATCAATTTCAGACGCTGGCATCGTATTTGCCAATGACTCCATCCAACCTTCCGCAGCACAGCCGCAAATCAATGCGCTATCTGCTTCGGTAGCTGCTAATGCCCTAACAATCACCCAAGGTCAGGTATCGCTTGGGTTTCGCTCAACTACGCTTAGCTCTGGTGCAGTCACTACAGTAACTGGAACCCCGGCCAATCTGGTTGTTCCTTCATCTGCAACGCTTGGCACAGTCTCAGCGCAGCAATCTCGCATTGTCGTTCTCGCACTGAACAACGCAGGAACGATTGAACTGGCAGTGGTGAACATCGCAGGCGGCAATGATCTGACAGAAACGGGCTTGATTAGCACGACCGCAATCAGCGCAGCGGCTACATCTGCCAGCGTGGTATACAGCACCACAGCACGAACCTCAGTGGCCTACAGGGTGCTTGGTTACGTTGAATCCACGCAAGCCACGGCAGGCACATGGGCTACTGCACCAAGTACCGTCCAGGGTGTTGGAGGGCAGGCTCTCGCGGCAATGTCGTCGCTTGGGTATGGGCAGACCATTACAACACCGTCCCGTTCCCTATCTACCACATACTACAACACGACAGGAAAACCTATTTTTGTGACTGCACAAACGATTTCAGTGGCTGCACCTCAGCTTATATTAAATGTGAATGGGGTGCAGGTTTGTAACTCAGCAGTTAATACCGCAACATCTTCAATAGCCTGTGTGACTGGTATTGTTCCTGTAGGTGGAAGTTACAGTATTACTGGGGCTACTTTGAACGGCTGGACAGAACTCCGCTAAAGGATAAATCATGAACTACAAATCCCCCGACAACTCCCTTCACTTCATTGAGCCTGAATTTGCCTACCTGCTTCCGACTGGCTCTGTTCAAATCACAGCCGAAGAAGCAGAAGCACTCAAGCCTGTACCTCCACCACCAACAGTGCAAGACCAGCTTGCGCAGCTTGATGCAGAGAACACACTGACCCAGCGCAACTTGCGCGAGACGGTAATGCTCATGGCAGAAGCATTTAAGACTATCAGCGGTGGTGCGGTTGACATGACTGTCATCCCCGGTGTAGCCAAAGTATTTGAGGTCGAGGCACAAGCGGCGGCACTGAGGGCACAGATATGACATTCATATTTCTAGTTCTCTTGCCGTACGCACTCAAGGCCGCTGACGCTAAAAGCAGGAACCCATTGCACATTGTTGCAGCAGTGGTTGCGTGGCTACTAGACATCCTCTTGGCACACACTGCATGGGCGCTGGTGGCCGGGTGGCCCCGTGAAGGCGAAGTCACTATCAGTCAAACATTGGGGCGGTTGTGCAGTCCCGAAAACGCCGATCACCCAGACTACTGGCTATTTGTTGAGATTGCCAAAAAGATCAACCGGGTATCGCCTACTGGGGCTCATATCCGGGTTGTTTTGTAGCCATTCACAAACTGCCTGCGTAGCGCGTATAAGCTGCCAATCTCGCCTGAACCTGCAGCGCCTCACAAGGGTTCTGCAGGTTTTGCTTTATGCTTCGCATAACCCAAATCACAAGGCCCTTGCGATGCTTCAATTACCCAAACCTCGGACTACGAAGTCCGTCTCAGCCCTGGCGGTGCTTTCCTTTCTGCAAGGCTTTGTACACCCACTACCAATCACAGCTTCGCTGGTGGCCGAAAAATGACCACTTACAGCCGCCGTAGCACCGATAACCGGGTCGGGGACATTGAAACCCTAATCTCCGAGGAGAATGACCCCAAGCAGCGGGCCTTCCTCATCATCCTCAACAGTATCAATGCCTCAATGGTGGCCAATACAGATGCCACCCGAGAAGTGGCCGACAAGCTGGACAACCACCTGTCCTTGTTCGAGAAAAAGTCAGAAGCCGACGCCCTGCTGCTCAACCAAGGTAGAGGCGCTTGGAAGGTTCTGGCTTGGGTCTTGGGCACCGCACAAGTCGCAATCTTGGCCATCTCCGGGTACGTTTTTTCCGACCTAGAGAAATTGCACGATGGCCAGCAGACCTCACGACTTGCTGAGGCCCGACTTGAGGTGCGGATTTCCAACTTGGAACGCAAATGAACCTCTCCTCTCACTTCAACCTGACCGAGTTCTGTGCTTCTCAAACAGCAGCACGGCACGGAATCGACAACAGCTTACCGATTGAACTGTATGAAGCAGCGAAAAGAACCTGTCTCGGACTTGAAGAAGTTCGAGTTCTTCTTCGGTCTAATCCAATTAGGCTTAGCTCTGGTTACCGCTGTACTGCTCTCAATAGCCTTCTAGGCTCTCGAAGCACAAGTCAGCACTTGAAGGCAGAGGCTGTAGATTTTACCTGCCCTACTTATGGTAGCGTAGACAAGATCGTTAGGGCTATCGTAAATAGCCCTATACAGTATGACCAGTTAATACGAGAGTTTGATAAGCATGGCGGTGGGTGGGTACACATTAGTTTTAGTGGCACACCTAAACGTCAGGCACTAATCATCGACCAAGATGGAACAAGGGCATACACATGAACGATTGGATTAAAACACTCGCCCCGCTCTTGGGGACAGCGCTAGGTGGCCCTCTTGGAGGTGCCGCTGCTGCTTTCATTGCTGACAAGTTAGGCCTTGAGTCTAAAACACTTGAGTCAGTTACAGAAGTTTTGAATAGCGGGAAGATGTCACCAGAACAGATTTCCCAAATCAAGTTGGCAGAAGTGGACTTCAAGAAGTTCATGGCTGACCACGAGATTAAGTTAGAACAGATTTCAGCAGATGACCGTAAAAGTGCGAGAGAGCTGCAGGCCTCTTCGCGCTCTTCCACTCCAGCAGTTCTCACCTACATAATCACTTTGGGCTTCTTCGGTGTGCTAATAGCCATGTTTCTATACCCCGAAGTCAAAGAATCTTCACCGCTTATGATTATGCTTGGGAGTCTGGGCACCGCATGGACTTCAGCCGTGGCGTTTTGGCTGGGCTCGTCACACAGTAGCCAATCTAAAAACGAATTACTAGCGAATTCGTCTCCAGCAAAGTAAAATATGCGTTGCATTGAGCGGTGGAACACTCAATGCAACTAATCACAACCTAACTGTTACGGAGTTACGCAATGACTGCTTGCAATCATACCAAAAAGAAACCTGTTTACGCACCTATCAACTGCAGGTGCGGTGTTATGTTCTCGCCAATAGCCTCTAGGCAGAAGCACTGCTCGCCTGCGTGCCGTTTCAGAGACATAGCCGAACCTTTTTTCACTACCGAGGGCTGCTGGGAATGGCCTAAAGGATTTTTTAGTACCGGATACGGGCAATTCGCAATAAACGCTAGTACGCCAGAGACGGCCCACAGAATGTCATACCTTGTGTTTAACGGACAAATTGCTGATGGCCTGTACATCTGCCACACTTGCGATAATAGAAAGTGCTTCAACCCAAAACACCTATTTGCCGGTACGCCTCAAGAAAACGTTGACGATATGTTTGCAAAAGATAGGCAAGCAAAAAACATTAGGAGGTTGTGTGGTCAGGATAACCCGAGAAACGCGAAGCCACACCTGTATGAGCACTTGAAGCGGTTTACTATACAAGAGGAGGCACAGATTCTGGTAATGTGTGCCTCCATGAGCATACGCAGCGTCTCAAGGGTGTTCGGTTGTTCACACTCGACCATCCGTAGGGTGCTGGGGGCTCATGGCAGAGACCACACCAAGGACCTTCTAGCTAAGGCAGACGCTATCAAGTAGCTGAGCTAAAGAAAGCCAAGAAGAGCGGGTCCGTAGGGGCCCGTACCTTTGTCGGCTCGGCCAAGGGCACCCGAATGCCGTCGCAGTACACGACAGAAGGCACGGACACCAGTTCGTAGCGGGTTACTGGTCTGCCCACACCACCAGACGGAGACTTGCCGGCAACCCTCACCACACCAGAAGCGGTGAGCCTGGTTAGAACCGTGGCAATAGTGCCATCCGATAACCCGGTCTTGTTGACAAGTTCGGCACGGGTCCCCGGCATAGCCAAGAACACTTTTGTTTCTGAGGGTGTGAGGGCAGATTTTTTCATCAGGTTTCCTAGAAAGTTACGACGCTACTGGCAAACGATTCGCCCAACTCGCTATGGCTGACCATGAGCACTTGAGGGAATCCACAACTTGCTACAACCCCAAGCATGGCGGCTTCCCGGTTGTTGTCACAGGCTGCTGCAGGTTCATCAAGTATAAGCCAAGGCACGTTGGCCAAGAACGTGCGGGTCAGCGCGATACGGATTGCCAAGCCCAAGGCGTCCAGCGTGGAGCCGGACAACCCTTCAACCGGTTTACCGTCCACGAGGAAGCCGCCGCCTTCGCGGGTGACGACCGACTGGGTGCCGCGCACTTGGCTGAAGTAGTGCGATACGGTGCCCAAGACGGTGCCCCACAGCTGTTTGGCGACCAAGGGCCGAGCTTCTCTGATCTTCTTGATGGTGCGGTTGTTCAGCGTGTAGGTGGACAGGTCTTCCTTGGCCTTGACCAATGCCGCTTGGGATGCAGCATACGAATCCTGCGCGGCCTCGAACTGACCCTTGGCCACTGCCAACGCCATGGCTATACCCGCAGCTTCGGCCTGTGCCTGCTTCTCGTCATTCTGAGCGGTACGCAACTTGCGGGACCACATTTCAACGTCAGCGATTGAAGCTAAGGCTGTGGGCACCTGCACTTGCAGTTCGTCTGACGAAGCCTGCAAACCTGGTAAGTCCAAGGCAGCCAAGCCCTTGCGGGCGGCCTCGACGCGGGCCAAGGTGTACTGTCGGGCAGAGTTCTTGGCCTCCACCTCGCGCAGCAACTTGTTGTAGTCGGTGGTGTCCAGTTCTGGCACATCGCCGCCGACCCACTTGTACTTACGTGGGTATCCGCCGAAGGCCTCAACAGGCAGGCGAGACATTTGGGTATCCAAGGTCTTCGCTGCAGACACCGTGTCACGCACATCCTGCACTTGGGCGGCCAGCACTACTGACTCAGCCTTGAGCGCTGTCATGCGGACTTGGGCAGACTCGGCCAGCGCAGCGCATGCGGCGTTCTTGGCGATGACTTCCGGCACCTCAGAGAAATCCTTGCCGCAGAAGTCGCAGAGCTTCCCTTGGATAATAGCCATCTCAGCTTGGGCAAGTTCACGGGTGACCTGCAGAATCTCAGCCTGCACTGCCTTCTGGCGGGCAGTAGCGGCGAGGCCGCCATCGGCAAATTCTTCCGCGCTCGTGGCGACATGCTCGTACTGGTCGATGCGAGTGAACTCAGCGTACTGCGCCCGCAGGGCCGCCGCCGCCGACTGCGCAGCCGCCTTATCGCGGTAGTGTTGGGTGTCCAGCAGGGCGGGCACCTCAACTTCCGCCTCAGCAGAGAGGTCCGAGTGGGTCTTCATCCCCTTGACCAGTGTGGACTTGGCATTGGCTGCGTCAGCCAGCAACTTGCTCGCTGCTGACGTGTCTGCGGCTGCCAAGACGCTGTGCAGCTCGACTTGGGCGGTGGCCGCAGCCAAGAACTCTTGAGCCTTGGCCAAGCTCCCCTCCAGCTCCGCGAAGTCCGCCACGGGCGGCTTCACCTCGGCCAGCTCGGTGATACGGGCCTCAAGCAACTTGGTGTTGCCAGACGGCAGGTGCTCTTGGGCCTTCTCGACCAAGCGGTCAAGTGCGTCCACGTCGGCCAGCTTCTCAATCAGCGACACCGCCGCGCCGGGGCCACCTTCCAGCGCCCCGCGCAGAGCACCTTGGTTGGCGAACATCAGGGATGTGGCAACGGCAGCAGAGCAACCGAACAAGCGGTCCACGAAAGCGGTGACCTCAGCTTGACCAGAGGCCGTAACGCCGTCGCCGCGCAACTCAGCACCACCCTTGTGGCGCTCTACTTCAAATTCAGAGCCATTAAACGAGAAGCGAAGTAGAACACGAAGGGAGGTCTCAGGTTTGCCGTAGGTGACGGTAGCGGCCAAGGACATTGGCAGGGCACGAGCCCCATACAGTGCATAGGCAATAGCCTGCAGCATAGAGGACTTGCCTGCCTCGGAAGCTGCACGGATGAGCTGAAGCCCGCCACCGAAGTTGATTTCCAAGGACTCGTGACGTTTGAAGTTTGTAAGTTTGAGGTAGTTAAGCATATTAGTCTTTCTTTGGTTCTAGTTGTGGGTCGTCTACATACAGAGCCAGTTCCGCTTTTTCAGCAGCAGATAGCCGTTGTAAAAGCTCTGCAAGCGGCGGAGGCCTGTTTAGCCAATCGTGCGTAGGTTTAAGGTTCAGTCGTTTAGTCTTAGATTTTCGTCGGCTCATAGAAGCCCCTCGACAACAACACGCTCTTCAGCATCCAAGGTCTCCAGTAGACACTTGATGACATCAAAACCCTTGGCCGCTTCCAAGGTGGACTCAAAGTCAGCGGACAGCCCTTCGACGCTTTCAATCTGAACTGCGTTGGTGATGACGAAGGCCTCGGATGTGCGCCGGAAGGCGGCAATGGCGTTGACGACTTCGTGAGCCTCTTCCTGCGTCGCGCTGCCGTTCACCCGAATGAACTTGTGCCCGGTAGGTTGCAGGTCACGCCAGTTCATCTCGATGAACTCTTGGTCCCGGATAGCCGTCGTCTCGAAGTGAACCCCAAAGCCGCCACGGATGACAACCTTGTACTTGTCACCGTCTGAGAGCCAGTCAGAGACCGAGGTGGCCAGTTGGTTGCCCGGAATCAGAACCTTGCCCAAGCGTCGGGCATGGTGCTCGTGGCCAAAGATGACCGTCTTGCAGGGCAGGGCTGCGGCCTGCTCTTTGGAGACGTTCAAGCTCTGGTCAGCCTGCTTGGCAAAGAAGTTGTCGTAGTTGGCATGCAGGAACACGTACTCACACTTGGGTGTGGCTGCAAGTGTTGCGTCGAACACGTCTTGGTTCACCAAGTGTGGAATCACGTACCCGTAGGGTGTCATCGTCGGCTGCTCGATATGCACATAACGCTCGGGAAAGTTTCGGCTTAGGAGCTTGCCTAGAAACTGAAAACTAGAGAGCGTTGTAGAAGTCTTGCTGAGGTCGTGGTTACCTGCAGAGTTGTACAGCTTGGAACTTGGGTTTGCTTCAAGCCAGTCGCCTAGAATCTCGTACGTCTTTAGAACATCACTGATTGGCACATTTGCCGTATCAAATAAGTCCCCGTTTATGAGTAGGTCGCCCTCTACAGGCAGTAAACCTGCAAATTCCTGCAGTACGTGCTGTCGTAGAGCCCACTGGGTGGCTGGTGTAGTACCGGAGCTACGAATAGCCCCCAAATGTAAATCGCTGATTACTGTAAACATAATTCTATTGCCTCTTTTAAGTTAAGTTCTGATGTATTTCTAAGGTCCCAAGACCCAGTATCTTGCGTACCGAAGTAGTCAAGACCGATACACCGCCACACTTTAGTCTTGCTGTGGTGTACCAGTATAACGCACTTTGCACCTGCTAATTGGAATATCCGCATCCTAGCCCGATTCTCTAGCTTGAAGTTACCGACGGGCAATCTAAAGTCATGGGCTGTTTCTTTTACCTCAAGCAGAATAGGCAGCCCTCGATTTACAAGCAGGAAGTCGGCCAAGGTCGGCTGTCTTGACCCTGCATGGGCGTCTGGAAGTCGATTCCATGCGAAGTCTTGTCGGGTGATAGAAGACAGAATCTTCTTCACCTGACCCTCAGCTATCTTGCCTCGGTTTGTGGTGGTCATGCTTTCTCCATTTTCTTCAGGCCGCCGACGATGGCAGCCTCAACAGGCAAATCACCAATCTCAATCTGCTCGCCAAAAGACGGGCCGAACGAGATGGAACTCTTGATCGGCAACTCCATGCCAGCATAATCACCCACCATGCAGGCATGGGCGGAGACCATGAAGGGCACCAAGTCTGGGATAGTCACGGAGAACACACACTCGTCGTGAATCGGTGCGATGACCTCACAGTCAAACACCTGCTCAAGACGGGCTTTCCACATGCGGCCTTCAGCCAACTTGGTCATCTCGGCTGCAGAACCTTGGATTCGGAACGACAAGGCTTGGCGCTGGGGGCCTTCCTCGTCACCGCTGGACGCTTGGTCAATCATCTTGGCCAGGTGGCGAACAGCCCCCAACAAGGTCTTTACAGTGCCGTGCTCGTATATGGCTGCCATCTCTGTCTCAGCCCATGCTTCAGCTACAGGGAAGGCTACAGCTTTAGCCTCAAGCATGTCTGTAGCATCCTGTTTAGTTACCATCAGCATACGACTTAGTTTTCCGGGCTTAATCCTATATTGGCTGCCGAAATTAACTGCTTTACCTAAAGCTCTGCACTTTTTCACAGTCTCATAGAGTGGATTAGACTTATCGTCTTTAGCTGCAACAAACTGTTCGTAAGTTATAGCCTCATTGCGTCCGTTGTAAATACCTAAGCCAGTAATCGAGTGCATATCTTTTGGCGAGTCACCTACAAATACTTCACGCAGAACTGGGTCTTTTGACCACTCAGCCAGGAGCAGAATCTCTTGACTAGAGAAGTCCATCGAGACGATAACAGCGTTGCGCTTGTGTGGCACGATTACCTCGCGGAACCTTGCAGCTTGACCCTCAATCTTGGCGTGTTTTGGAAGCTGTTGCAGGTTTGGTGCTGAACTGCTGGCCCTGCGTGTGTTAGTTCCACACTGGTTATGGTTAGAGTGAATTCTACCAGTTTTCCAGTGGACTAACTTAGGGTAAGTCTCGTAGTACAGACCGCTACGTGTCTGCACCATCTTAATCAACTTCAAGGACTCAAGGGCTGCCTTCTCTTCTTCTGGTGCATCCAGCAAAGCGTAGGCAATAGCTGTAGTGTCAGTCGAAGGGTTGGGCAGCCGAGCGCCGGGGGGTGGCGGCATCGCGTTGTAGGCCTCCAAGGTTAGGGGCACGTCCATGGCGTTGCGGATAGCTTCGTTGGAGCGTGTACCTGGCCCGTTGTTGAACAGGCGCAGAGGCAAGCCCATCACGTCGTACATCAACTTGGTAATCTGCTTGGGGCTGCCTGCGTTGAACTCCGGCGCGGCGACGAAGCGGCGATGCACGTAGCACGTCACAGCGGCGGCGTCATCAGCGGACACCAAGTCTGCCAAGAGCTTGTCCTGAATCCTTGGGACAAGTTTTGCCGGTGTGCGTATCGCTGTCTTTAGCTCTTGCCCACAAATCAGTGCTGCCTGCTTGATGGCTGCTGCGTCCAGCTTCTCAAACACCGGTGCAACGGTGCCTTCCCACCCGTGGGTGATGAGGTACTTGTGCAGCACGGCCTCAGCGTCAACCTTGGTCTTCGCATCCAGCTCAGCCAACTCGTAGAGCTTGGCAACGTCAACCTTAACGCCGTGGACATAGCTTTGGGCATGCAGGTAAGACGCGTCAATCTCAACGTCCAAGTACACCTTCCAGTGGTGCTCAAGTTGCATGTGCAACTTGAAGAAGTTGTGCAACGAGGCGGTGACGATGGTGTCATCGCAAGCGTAGGACTTGACGTGTGCAGCGGACAACTCACGCATCTTGTACTGGCGGCGCTCGGTGGCCTCGAAGATTGCTGGCTCCACCTCGATTGTGCCGCCTTCGACCAAAACCGGGGCGGAGGGTCTTGGAGTCTCGCAGTCCAGTGAGCGCATGTCTCGCTCCCATGCGTCCATTGCCACGGCGTATTTCTGGGACTCCATCTCTACGTCAGCCGCCGTGACCTCACGGATTACGGCCTCCTTGACACACTTGTCAAAGGTGCTCAGCAACTGGCCGCCCTGCAGAGTACCGATAGGGCCTTCCAAGGTTGTCACAGCGCTGTACTCAACTTGGTCGTAGCCGAAATACATCTTGGCCAACTTCTTCAAGCCCAAGGACTCGTTCTCGTTGACGTAGGAGGCTTCCAGCTTGGTGTCCAGCCAGTTGGGCAAGTAGCCCTCATAGCCGTTGTCCTTGAAGCGCTCGCCCCAAGCGTTATAGAGTACCGGACCCTCGAACGCCACGTTTTGGATGACCAACTGCTTGCCCAAGTTCATGGCGAAGTCGGCCACGTCGTCGAGGGGTACGCAGTCGGTGTCTACGTGGTCCACCGGGATGTAGACGGTGTACTGCAGGTTATCACCGAAGGTGAGCGACATGCCGGACAACTCAGAGCCGATGACATCAACGATGCCGCCGTTGGCCTCGACCCACTCGTCGGACTCATCCGGTGTGGAAGTCTCGATGTCCAGCGCTACGAAGGCGGACTGGGCAATCAGAGGCTTGGCCCACGACTTGAACGACTCCCACTTGGAGCCGGAGACAAGGTGGGACTGCCCTTGCCACTTCGTCAGTCGCTCGTCATCCACCTTGCCGCGAATCAGACCGGGGGACCACTTCAGCGGGTTCTGCAAGGTGTTGACCCACTCGGTGTGAATCTTGGCCAGCTTCCATGACTTGATGAACTCGGCAGAGCCGTCAAAAATCTTCTTGACCACTTTGACGCCGCACTCTGGGTGTAGCTCGTCCAAGTTGCCAATCTCAGCCAAGCGGGCAAGCTCTTCAAGGCCTGCATCGCCGTAGTCGCGGTAGAACTCAGCAAAGGCTGCGGGGCCAAAGCCTTTGATACCTTTGATATTGTCGGAAGAGTCACCGACCAGCGCCTTGTACACGCTAATCCAGCGGTTCTCAAACGGCCCAAAAGGGTTCTCGTTCAAGTCGCGGTCACCGATGCTGGTGTGGATTGTCGCGCCGTAGGCGTTGATGCCGGACAGTACAGCCAAGTCGCCATCGCCTGAGCGGATTACGAGGTCCTCTTCCGTATGCTGGGCCAGCCAGCCAAGGATGTCATCACCCTCGACATAATCTTGGGTCAGAGACAGGGCACCGAGCTTGAAGAAGACGCTCTGCAACTGCTCTTTGAGGTTGTTGAACTCGACGTAGGCCTCGTTGGGGCGCTTGCCGCGCTGAGCCTTGTACTCTTTGTCGATCATGCCGCGCATGACCTTGCTGGACTGGCCCTCGAACACCAAGATGGCGTCCTTGGGGGTGAGGTTGAATTTCTTGAGAGAGGTGATGATGGAGTTGACGGCGTTCTCGTAGCCGCATGCTTGGGTGTTTACCCAGTAATCTTTGCCGTCTTCTGTGACAGCGTTGAAACCTTCTTGGTCTTTGCCTACTGAGAGGCACTGCCAGATGATACTGCTCATGTCGATAGCTAGCTTCATTTTTTATCCTTAAAATTTACTTTGTTATTGCGGCTCTTATACATTTTTGCATTAGGGTCTATGGCCAGTTCTGCAGGCCAACCAGCCCGTAAGCGATACCTTAGCTTATTGTACGCTATGCCATTTTCTTCGGCCCAAGCTAATACAGGCTTTTCTACACTGCCTACCCTTAGAAATAGGGTATTCTCTCGGTTACTGTTCTGAACTTTACGAGTAGCCCATACGCAGTTATGTGGGCCATAACCTTGCAGGTTGTTCACCCACTCCAACGTATCGCTTGGGCTTGGGCGGTGCCCCATATCTAGCAAAAAATTAGCGAAGTCTTTCCAGCGGTCTACGGGCGTACGATCCTTATACTTCTCGGTGCTCCTGCATCTGCTCCACATACCCTTCCAGATAATGTATTCAGGAGTATGTGAGGAGTTATGTGTCGAGTGGTGGGTGTCTTTCTGAAGACACCCACAGGACTTCGTAGTCTCGTCCACAAGTGAAAAGCCTCGAACAGTGGTATAGTTACCGCAGACGCACTTACATAACCACAAGGCATTGCTGCTCTTGTCTAAGCCTACGAAACTCTCCACAGAGAGCCTGGTAAATTTCTTCCCTAGAAGGTCCTTGACTCTAGGAGTTAGTGCCAGCTTTTTCATATATTTCCTAATGTAAGAAAAGCCCTCCGAGGAGGGCTTGGGTTTTAGCGTATGTTGCCTTGCAGCTCGTCTGCAACTAATTTTGAATATCCTGCCACATCGGTCCAAGAGTCATCGTAATTGGCATCTCCGTTTACGATTCGTCCAATCTTGTGGAACACCATCTCAAGTGCTTCCTGTTGTGTGTCTGTCAGCACCTTGTTTCTGGAATCCAAGTGCTTCTTCAGCAGCCGCTTGAAGTCTTGTGTGACGTTAGCGTGGCCTTGGAAGGTTCCGTAGCGAGAGCCGCGCTCTGCGAGGATGGTGACCAAGGTTGGGGCAACTGTTGGGACTTCTTTGGCTGGGCGTCCGCGTTTCTGTACTTGAACAAAAGGCATCTTACGTGTTGTCATTTAGTTTCTCCGATAAAAGTTGTGAAATCTTTGGTTCTGGTTTCCAATAATTCGGCCCCTTCTGGAGCTTATTGAATTGGTCTTTGATTGGGTTTCCATCTGCACCCATCTTGCTGAAGTTGGACTGCATAATTACAGAGATAACTTCCTGCATGGGTAGGCCGTACTTTGCACCCTCAGAGGCACAGTAGACCATAATATCACCAAACCAGTCAGCAAGGTTAGTCAAGGTTTCTAGATTCGTCGAACCTTCTTTATTGTAGGTTTCGATGATGTCAAATCCCTCATCCAGCTCATCACGAAGAATCTTCGTGAAGTTGAGCAGCTTCAAAGGGAAGCCATCCGGCAGGGCGGGCTTGTCGAGGCAGGGGAACCCGTACATCGTATTGAACTTCTTGATGTCATCAAACATTTTTCATTTTCTCCAAGGTGTATTTGAGGTCTTGGTCAAGTCCAGCTTGACCCAAGAGCCAAGCGCGGTAGTCTGCTGGCACGTTCAGGATTGGCACACCCTTGTGCTTCCCGAAGGGCATGACATGCAGCATCTTAGGTGTGCTGGCCCGCTTGAACAGCGCTTCCAGCGTAGTACCGGTCTTTGGCAGAATCACCTGCAGCAGGTCATGCACTGTCAAGATGTCACCCAAGGCTGAGTGTGACTTTCGGTCGGGTAGACCAAGTTCCGATTGCAGGGTGGCCAACTTGTGGTTGGTGGTGCCTGTAATGTATTTTCTGGACAAGGCCAGAGTACATAGGGTTGCTGCTGGTGTGTAAACACTAGCAATCATTCGAGTATCGAATGGTGCGTTGTGGCAGATCATCCACCCAGACTCTGGCAGTAGTTTTGCTACATCAGCAAGTTTAGGTTTGCCCTCACACATCTCGTTAGAGATTCCGTGAATGGCAAATGCGCCGGGTTCAATCTGGCGCTCGGGGTCTACAAGGGTTTCGTGCTGGTCGAGAATGTTGAGGTTCTCGTCCATGGTGACCCATGCGATTTCACATACGCCACCTGATAGGCCCGCAGTTTCTGTATCTAAAATTAGGTAATTGTTCATGCGTGAAAAAGGCCCAGAAATTCTGGGCCTTTCCTAAGTTTAGTTGTTACTGAGCAATATCAAACACAACCACTGTGTATGTATTGTTTCCGGCGGTAGCGAGTTCGGTACGGGCCCGAACCTTTGTAACTGACTCAGCAGTTGCCTTGCCGAGTCGCAACGCATTCAGGGCCATCAACTGGTATCGGCTGAACTTGCCTTTGGACTTGGGGCTCAGGTCAAATTGAACCAAGTCATCGACCAGTTGTGGGCCTTTAGTGCAGGAGACTACACTACCGACAACGACTGCGCGTTCCTTCACGCCGGCTTTCTCGAAGCCGCTCTCACGAAGGGCCTCAAGGTGCTCTTTGACTAGCGTACCATCCGAGCAAACTACGCCGTCATCACTGTACTTTACGGTCTCTTTTGGAGCTTTGTCATCACCAGCTTGTACGACATAGCTGTCTTGCCAGCTAAGCAACTCAAACACAATCTCGTCTCCTACAGACTTCTTAGACTCACGCTCAAGGAAGTTACCGTTAGAAGCTACGAGGCAGGTCAAGCTGTCGTAGGCCACTTTAACTGCGTCTTTCAACCCGGTGATTGGGTTGGTGATGCTACCGAAGCTTGGTTTGGCTACTACTGCTTGTGGCTTGGTAGTTACTACTGCTGTGGTTTGGGTTGGAGTTTCAGTCATTGTCTCGTCTTGAGCTTCGAAGTCTGGGGTTACTTTGTGGAGTGCCATGATAAGTTTACTTTCAGTTTAATTTGACCGTTCTTCCCGGCCTGCCAACCAAGCTGGATGCTTGGGTTTTAGAGATTATACTGCCATTTTTGGTAGTGTCTATAGTGGTTCGGAAAAATTTTCTGATTCGAGAGCTTTTTGAATAGGCCAGCCGCGTCGGAGCCGCTTGTGGACCGGGTGGTACGGTAGACCAGCAATCTCACAAGCCTCGGCCAAGCTGATTAGCTTGCCGAGGTAGCTGACAAGTCGGTTGTTTCGCTTGTTGCGTTGCTGCTGTACGGCTGTCGCCCACACGCAGTTCTCAGGCGAGTAGCCTAAGTCGTTGTCTACCCTCTCTAGGCTGAGTCCGGGCCGGTGACTAGGGCTCAGGTCAGAAATAAAATTCTCGACTGAATGCCATCGCTCGCAGACCGTGATGCCGCGCGCGCCGTAGGCTGCAAACTTCGGGCTCTTTTGGCTGTAGCACCGCCTCATCATCCCGCTGTGCGTGTCATACAAATGGTGCTTTTCCAGCCCGTGAGTAGTGTTTGCCCGCCCGGTTGCGGCCATAACCTCCCTCTGGCCACATCCACAACTCGTGGTGTGGCCGTTGCGCAGGTTGCTCATCTGGACCTGCCGCGCCTCGCCGCAGTCACAGCGGACTACCCACCTAGAACGCCCCTGCCCCTCCGCCTCCTCCACAAGGGTCAGCCTGCCGTACAGGTCTCCCGGTAAGTTAGGTTCCTTACCTTTAGGAGCAGTTCTTCCTTCAATACTAGAGTTAAACATCATTTCTCCGCAAAAATAGTCATCCCTGCTTCAACTAGCGATTCATAGTCCAGCCTAGTAGTCGCTGCCGGTAGGTGCTTAGTGCCAGCAGAGATATCCATGAACTGACCGCAATCCTTCAGTGCCAAGGCTAAAGAGTCCTCGCCGTTGAAGAGGGGCTTCATACCCAAGTTCTTGCAGTATATACGGTACTTATTGTACGCTGGCCTCACCGCTAACTCTAGAACTCTGCGTCCACCCATGTCCTTCAGTTGGAACTCATAACCGTAATTCAGTTTAGCTTGGGAGTCCGGCTGCAAGTGGCTCATATCACCGAGGTGCTGTAGCACCCTTACGTACTCGGGGACGGTATTGGATACCAAGTCTGACATACGGCTATAGCATGCGTTTCTCAACTCAGCCATTTCCTTGTCAAACATATCACCGAACTGGGTCTTCAGCACCCAGCCGAATACCCCAAGCCCGAATTCAGCGACTGCGTAGTTGTAGACAATACGCTCCCTGCCGTGCCCCTTACGCTTGATTTCCTCGGCGCTCAGGGTGTCCAAGTCGCCAGGTTGCAAGCAGTGCTTGGCGCGGGCCGCTGCGTAGAGGGCGTCGAACTTCGAGGAGAAGCTCTCCCTGTCCAGCCGTGCCAGCATGTTCTGCAGTATGAACGCCCCGATATGGGACAGGACAACTTGGTTCTGCTGGAACCGCTGGAAGTGCGCGAACTGCTGAGCCCCTTTAATCCCCGGCAACCGGCGGAATGTGGCCAAGACCACCCGCTCCAAGAGCGCAGTCTCAGCTTCAATTGCTTCGGCTACGAACATTGTGGGGGCTGTCAAGGTCTGCTCGTTGACACTCGCAAAACCTTCCGACCCCCGCTTGCCGCCGCCGCGCATCACAGGCCGGCAGTTGTAGGCATCCCGCAGCATCAGCTTCATGGCATGGTGCTTCTCAAACGGCATGTCATTGGGCTTGTACTCGTCCACAAACAGCGGGATGCTGGCCGAAGACATCATAAAGCTCTGGATGGCAAACACCGTAGACGTGGGGCTAATCTGCACCGGGTCAGCGTGGTGGTAGTGCAAGCGCAGCAGGGCAAGGTTCACCTCAGTTTTGCCCGCGCCGGCCTGTCCTACAACGTGCAGCAGAGGAAACTTGCCGTAGCACACATGGAAGACGCTACGGTAGAAGCATGCCACTTGCCAGCCCAAGAGCTTGCCAAGCACCTCAGCAGGTTGTGCCCTAAACAAGTTCCACAGGGCGTCTTGGGCTTTCTCCCTGTTCCCTTCCACAGCCAAGTAATCCTCAAAAGAGGGGCACCGGCTAAGGTCAGAGTGGAACTTGCCTGTCGGGTCTGGGTACCCGTTGAACTTCAGCGGGTAGTCGCCCTGCACATGAACGCTTGGCCTCACGCCCCGCTCGTCAGCGTAAATCAGGAACCCCTTGCGAAGCTCCTCCTCGTCTGAGCGGGCAGACTTGAACCAACTGAGGCCTTCCTTTTCTACCAGCAGGGTGTTGGCCCCTGCCCGTTTTGACTCGTCGATTAGCATTTCATACAACTTTCTAGCCACAATGTCGCTGGC